TGGCTCGATACGTCGATTTTGATGTCAGCGGCTCCGTTCGTTCGCGGAAACAAATCCACATAGTTCCGTAAGAACAAATCTACCGGATTTCGCCGTTGCCTCGGACCCTGTTCGTTATCGGGAACAAATCAACCGCTGCCTTTCTTCCTTATAATGGCCGGTAGGGAGGAGGTGCCATTGCCTCAACCCTCTCGAAGTGGCGAGTGCATAGGGATTCCCATCGTCTCAACCCTAATAGTTCGACAGTAGGCATTAGGAATCCTCCGCCATCAACAGCACAATCTATAAAGACGCTGTCTTTGATACAAATGAAAATCCCGGCCACCGTCACCCAGAGGCCGGAAATATAAAGAAATCAAGGGCTTTCACGGTCCCACCGGTCATTCCGGCAGAGCTGTGAAGGCCCTTGATGCTTTATGCAATTGTCATTGTGCATGTGCGGTACCGGAGAAACTTACCCTCCTGCACACCGCCGACCGGCAAATAATTAAAATGTGGTCGAATAATTAAAAGGTGCTGGAATAATTAAATTGTGCGGGGAATCGTTAAAAGGTGTCATGTGGAGCCTGCTTCTCACCCCTCTTCATCGTAGTCGTCCGATGTAAGAAGTACCGCTGGAGTGTATTCACATCCCGGCACCATCTGTTTGATAATGGTAAAGCACTCTTTGAAATCATCTCCCGAAAGGATGAAATCCCTTGTGGCCTTGGTTTTATCCGCGTATGTGACTGTGAATGAGGTAACACCGAGATCTGTTACAAACGGTTCCTCCTCCCAGTTAAGGATAACCTCAACCGCAGCCGCCGCCTCTCTAAACAGCTTTTGAAAGATCGGGCTGGAGGTTTTATATGTCCATTTCCTCGGCATATTGATTTCGCTTTCCACCACTGGCGTATATTCATATCTGATGGAATCACGGTCGATAGTCACTTTGTCGCTAAAGACCTCGTCTACCGGACCGTACCCGGAACCGCCTTTAATCACGATCCTGAAAATGTCTGCCATGCTGCACCTCAATTCTTCTGTCCGCCCATTTTCTCGAATAAAACATAATAGTATTTATCGTGTTATGCCTGTGAGATGGGCTCTGATGTAAAGCAGTCTTTCCATGCTGTTTCCAGAAAATCCTTCAGTAGGACGCGATATAACTTTTCCTTCTCTGGATGCAACACAAAAATGTAGCTTCGCTGCGTTCCACGATGATATGTGATACCCAGCATTACCGCATCAGGACAAGACTCCTGCATAATGCGCTTTGCCTTTTCCCACTGGGGCTCTGTCCGTCGTCCCTTGTGGCAATAGTAAAATACGTCCTGTCCCCGGTTATAGTAGCTATATACCTCCGATGCATAGACGAACTTCTGCGCATCTTTCCGTGCCGTGGGACTGCCTTCTCTCAATCCATTGTCCGGGTCCATGAATACGAGTTCTGGTCCGTAGCATCCCGCAAGTGCCTGCTGATGCCATCGTTCCCGTGCCAGTCGCTTGTCAGTCACCGACAATGTCGAGTCAGAAAGCTGTGGCTGAACGATACTATCAAAGTAAATCGCGCCGGGGATCATTTCTCGCTCTGCAAAGCGACCGACATTTTTCTCTTTATGAATGCTCATTTCCCGAAGTACATCAAACAGTTCCGGATCATATTTACGATCCCTGTCATTAGTAAGATAGCCTCGTATGTGCCCATCATTCGATTGATCGTCAGGCGTCAAATACCAATTGACCGCAATTGTCACACCACGCTTTGCAATAAAGCGCAGTAGTCCGTATTTTCCATAATCGCCAACATCCCCAAAGTATTGATTTTTCATGCCTCAGCTATCCTTTATTCCCATCTTTTCGATCAGGTCATGGAGGCTTTTATCGTGCTGGGCCTGCGATATGGCACCGCGTTCCAAAAACATATCGAGCGTTTTCTTCTGCCGGAGGAAAAGTTGTCGGTTCTTCTCCTCGTAGCTTAGGAAGGACCATTCGGTGTTCTCCGTATTGTTCTGATTCATGACATAGGCTCCAAATAGTTCACAGTCTTCCCAGTTGCGGTCGCATACTCGATCTCGGACCGGGTGCTGGACCCGATATAGCCACCAACGTTGATCACGAAAATCTCATCCGCCATATCAATTTTCCGTTTGTGCATGTCATCCAGCATTTCCTTGGTACCCTCTGTCCAGACCTCATCATCGCCAGAGTGGCCGAAAAGGCCAACACTGATGACAATGTTGCCCTCCAGCGTCAGGCGTTTCTGTTCCTCCATGAAAGCATCCTTGAAGCGGGTGCTGCCGCAGAGCGTAATGACATTATACTTTCCGACCATACCGACAGTCTCCTTACTCGTTATGTTAAGCTGGTGCCAAACTGTTCAATGGTAGTTTCCGCATTTCTGTCGGCCACCTTCTTACCCATAGCTTTTTCAATAAGGTCAAGCAGCTTTCTGGCCCTGTCAACAAAATACGCATCAAAATCATCTGCAATCAGAGCGTCATAGTTTACGAGATGCGATTCTATCCTTGAACGGAGAACATCTTCGGTCAACCCATCGATTTTTTTGATGATCCGCTTGGTATAAATGCTTGGTGCATCACCACCAATGGCTCTGTTTGTCTCAGGAAGAATCGGCGTCTTGTTGACAATCGAATTGTATTTTTGCCGCTTAATATGATGATCTTCACAATACTTCTGCGGGAAGATGTGGTGAATATCCGGAGTATCGATCATGCTGTTGACAAGATCGATGGTCGTGTCGTTCATAAAATCCCGACAATGCTCTTTATACAGTAAGGCCATGATGCCTTTATATGCAGCGCTCAACCGGGTCTGCATTGTCAGCAAACGAGTAGAAGAAAAGAATGCGGAATTCACCGTCCGATTAAGAGAAGGTTGTCCAAGAACGTCATTCACAACATCTTCTATATCGTTGGCATACTTTGTTTCATTCGCGCCTCCGTACATTTCACCAAGGATTCCGCACCAATACCAACGAGTGAGGATTTTGGTGGTGTTCGGCTCATTGCACTTACTCTTTCCGAGGTATGCACATATTGCTGCCAACGGAACAAGCTGCGTTGTATATGGCAGGTCTCTCTGCCTGAACACATATTGATACTTTAAGAGAAACTCTCGTGCAATGCGGTACCCCTGTAAAACAGCAGATTTGTTTGCTTCATAAGATTCAAAGGGAAGCCCAAGAACATCCCTCTTTTTGCAACTTACCATTCCACTGATCCCGTTAACTTTATTCACATAGCTGGTGTACAGAGTCACCGTGGTAAGGAAAGCCGTCTCATCAATACCGTCCAATAAATCAGTATTCAAAGTATCGCCTTCGCCACGTATGATGGACCGGCACTTCCCCCAGTCATCCCGGAGGTTGAATTCCTGTGTCGCATAGGATGCCGTGACAAGTTCGAATACAGTCAAAGGCACGCCCCCGGTATTTACATTTTCAAATACTTTACAAACAGCCTCGCGAGGCGTGCTTTTATCCAGAGTAATGACTGGCAGTTTATATCCCGTGATCGTATCGATAACATCGCTCTTGAACTGATTATAGATTGCCATTGCTTCTGTGGTCTTTTCTGGATCACCAAGCATGGCATAATGAAGGACATAGCCTGTGCACCAGTCTGTCAATGCGCTGGAGTGAAATACCAGATTGAGCGGGAAATACTGCTGATCGTATTCCTTCTTTCTATCAGACAGGTCCAGTATGACATCGCGATCAAAGTTCTCTTTCAGCTTTCGATCTTCTGGGATGGACAAGACAGCTTCAACCCGATCCTCATTCTCATCCAGACACTTCTTCATATCAAGATAATAATAACGGCGGATCTTTGCCTTTTTCTCTGTCACTGTATTTACCGGCTTGTTATCATATACAGCCTGATACATCGATGTAAGCCGCTGCTGTCCATCAAGAATCAGATACTCAGGAGTCTCACTCGTCGATCCAACACCCTCAAGTGTCCTATAGCGGAACTTGATATCAGGATTGCCGTATTGCAGACGCATAATAGCTCCCATAGGATATCCTTGTGAGAGACTGGCTAAAATACCCCTGATTCGATCATCATCCCATGTCCAGTCACGTTGAAACTCCGGCAGCTGGATCTTTCCAATACTGGCCTCTAACAACAATTGACTCAAATTTGTGTCAACAGAACTCGGTGCAATAACCATAAGAATGCCGCTCCTTTTCTCTTACAGGAACTCTGAGATCTGACCATAGCTGCTGATGTATGCGCCTTTCTGAGCTCTTGTGAGAGCTACATAAAGAAGGCATTTTTCAGCGGTCATTGTTTCCTGTTCACTTACCGAATCAGTATGGTCTATTGCTGACGCCAGCGGAATGATCCGCTTGTTGGCAGCAACAATGAAGATATACTGGAACTCCAGACCCTTGACGCGGTGCATGGTGGCAACCCTTATGCCGTCCAATCCCCGGTCATCTGCTTTGTTGCCCCTGATCTCATAGCAGCGCAGCCCATTTGAGGTGAACTGAGAAATATAGTCATCCAACAACTTATGCGTTCTCGCCACTACACAGATGTTCTTTGCCGAGACACCGCTATCGATCAGTCTCTTGATTTCTTTCAATACCGCATCAAACTCTTCGTTTGCATTATTGAACCGGAGCACCTGAGGTGCTTTGCCATGCGTCAATGACTGGCACCGATCACCGGTATCAAAATCATCATCAAGGTCATCGAAGGAAATGCCATTCAGAAGAGCAAATGCTGACTTGCGGATTTCTTCGGTGGTTCGATAGTTGATCCGCAGGATACTGCTGCGTCCACGCACATTGATTCCGCACTTGGAAAGAACAGCTTTATTCTTGTATATACGCTGGTGGGCATCGCCGACAATAAAGATGTCATTATCGTGTTCATCGCCTGCAATGGCACGAAGCAGCCTGAAGCCGTTCATGCTCAGATCCTGACCTTCATCAACGATTACGTGTTTATATCTGGTCTCGGAAGTTGATTTACTGAGCAGCAGACGACACTCATACATCGCAGTATTGATGTCACGGACTTTCTGCTCCTTCATCATGTTCTGATAGGCTTCGAAGACTTTCCATATCTGCATTCTCTTTTTCCGGTCAAGTCGAGTTCCGCGACCAGTTCTTGATGCCTTGATGTATTTCTCTAATGAGAATGCTTCCTGAGCCACAACGATGCGATTGTATTCCTCTTCGTAAAAACTGACCGGAAATTCTCCGCTGAAATCGTTAGCGGCAACCGCATCCTCCCAGAGTTTTGTCGCTGTGTCATCATATACAATCTCTGCGGAATAACCGTGCTCACGTAGGAACTGGGCAACCCACGCATCCAAATTGATGACATCAATTCTGCGGAGTTCATCCAGCGTACAGATCTTCCTCAGATTATCCTTTATATCAGAGGCGAGATTTGCCGTGTATGTGGTGAAGAGAATACGCTCCTTATCCTTCAGCCCGGACGCCAGATGTTTCGCCCTGTGCATTGCTACAACGGTCTTGCCAGTACCGGCACCGCCAAGAACTCGTGCGGCTCCGGAATAATTCTTGTTCACGATCTTCCTCTGCGTAGGATGCAGGAATACACGCCACTTTTCCAAAGGCTCAGCCATAATACGCCGCAGCTCTTCCTCGCCTTCAACCACAACAAAGGACTTCAGTGTCTCAGGGCTATCCAAAGCGTCCGCAAGGCTGTCAGATACTTTTCTGGCTTCCTGTTCTTCCTTGGCAAGAGCTTTCACTTCTGCCAGCGGGAATCCTTCTACCAACCAAGATAAAGTCTCAAACGCATCGGCAGGAAAACTGCTCTTTTTCCCGTAGAAATCCTCAGCATCACCTATGCCTCTAACAAATGAAAGCATGTCTTCTGGCAGACCGAGTTCGATCAAATCCTTATCTGACACTTCGGAGAACAACATAAAGTCCTGTGCCGCAGGAATAACCTGTGGAGTAACTATCATGTCGTAAATCTGTATCGCACCGGTTTTGGGATTGACCTCACATTTTTTATTCTTTGCCCACGCATAGGCCTCATCGTGATGGTCAACCCAGAGGAGAAGGTAAACACCAGTTTCAGGCTGTCTCACAACGATGCCTCTGTAGGTGTCATCAATACGCACCGAGCAGATCTTCTTGTCCTGACAGGCATTCAGTTTCTCATAATTGATTCCGGGAGAAGTCGGATCATTGCGGAACTTGTTCATAAACTCCGTGACTTTACCCTGAATCTGACGTGGCAGCGCAGCAAAAGCATTCAAGAAGTCTGCGGATATTGCTACTTTTGTACTTTCAGCCATCTGTTATTCCTCCCCGAAAATCGTCTCTATCTCATCTGCGGTTGTAAAGATTGTCCATCCGGCATTTTCAGCTTGTTCTCGATCTGATACCTGATCTTCTGTCATATATCCAATCTTGCGGCTAATCCATGCGAGCTCAATTTCTGCCACAACTTCACCGGATTCATTCGCCAGCTCGTACCCGGCCTCCTCCGGAGCTGCAATGTTCTTTTCTTCAAGAGCATCAGCGACTTTGATTGTCTCCTCATCAAAGAGCATTTCACGAATCTCAGCCCAACCTTCACCGGCAGACGTCGAAGGAGTATTATCTTCCGCCGCAGTGTCAGTCTGTCCATATGGCAGCGCAACATATGCGTGAGCGTCCAATCCCGTGTTACAGACAGCAACGAACTTTTTATCAAACTGCATCACATTGAAAAACTGCCAGAAGCCATTCCACTCTTGCTCATACTTATCCGTTCGGCTATCGGCCCGGTCATCCAGCAAAGCAAGAACTGCCACAGGCGCATTCTTGTCTGCCTTCATAGTCGATGCCAATACTCCAGCATAAGCATAGAAATGTGTGTCTGAACTTCTCGGTATCCAAGTCCCGAAGAATGTCCCCGGTTGGACATAGGCATCTTCCGTAAAGTGGACCTGAGTATTCACTTTTCCGATCATATCGTTCCAGTCCACGAATGCGAGGCTATTTGCCGCTTTCGTAGGGTCAAGAAGAGAAAGAGAATACGCACGTGCCTGTCCTTCAAAAATCCTCTCAGCATCCTCTAAATCAAGATATCGCATCAGTAATTCAAAGGTGGACATCTTAGCCGGTCGAAGAGCATCTACTTTTGCCGCAGTAACGGTTGGCTGATACATTTTCGCGCCGGTGGGCATTTTCTCAGGTGCTAACGTCTGAGTAGCATAATCTCCCTGTGACTGGAATACCGACTGAACATCACGCCAGCTCAAAGCCCATACATGATATCTACCACTCCTGCGGATCGCTTCACGTTTTAGCGTATCGTCAGCCACCTTATCCTTGTGGTAAATGAAACCATCGGTAAAAACCGCTACAGGCAGCTTATCCGATTTGCCTATCGCCCGGATGATGAAGTCCGGCTTGCATTGCACAGAGACGCCCTGCGTCGGTCCCAATGTCACCTGCGGCTCAATCTCCCAAGTTGAATCATTAACTCTAAGCACATAGCCTTCTTTGTCATTCACAAGGGATTTAGAGATTTCAACCTTGCGGCTCTCGTTACCCATCTGGGCGATGGCTTCCACAAAGCGACGTTCCAGTTCGCTGTCAAAGAGAGAATTTACCGGAACGTTGGCCAACCTCTCAATCTTTGTCAAATTGCCTTTTCCACTCAATATGGATTTGAGAATCCGTATGGCCGTGCTACGAGAAATATTGCCGATATTCTGGCTTTGCCTGTAGGCATACAGACAATGATAACAACCATCCTTCTGGGGATCTTCCTTGCAGGAGCACTGCTCCAATTTCTGAAGAGCACGCTCAAAGATATCAATCAGCGAACCTTCTTCATTCATCAGCTGTTTCAGGTACCCAGTACCGCCCGGAACACAATCGTAAATCACAAGATACTGCTTCCTGTAGTCCGCATCCGGTACAGGCACCTCACTGATGGTTGCACGCAAATGGTCTACATTCCCGAAGTATTCTTTCATACCCAGCATAAAAGCAGCCGTGAAAGACTCTGTTCTGACCGTGGATGCATCCATAGTTGTTGCGGGAATCAGGATGCGCAGCGCCTCCGTCGTGAATTCTCGATAGAGGAAGAGACACTCCTCATAGGGATCATTATCAAACGCAGCCATTTTGCGGGTCTTACAGTAGAAAGTATGATCCTTGGCGCTGGGTCGCTCCGGCATGATTTTTCCGCAGTATTTGCAGATTTTGAATCCTTTACGGACATCCTCCACGCCAGATACGGTCATCTTCTCACCGACCATGTCGCTTTCGCCGAAGTTGATTTCACGGAGTGTAGCCTTTTTGACAAATTCATATCCGAAGGAAAACTCCTCATTGTCCATTTCATAAGCCTTGGAGATATCGTGATCCTCGTCTACGTCTACCAAAAGCTGCTTGCAGTAAAAGACGGTAGAGCGGTCATCGCTTTCATCCGTGATCAGGCTCTTGGTATAGTCCATGTTGGAATATACCATCTGCACCCTGAGCATATTACGGACCTGCCCGGCATCTGCCCATGCTGGGTTACCGCACTGCGGGCAGCAGGCGGTATTCTTACCGGCCTCCTCAATCTGCGCATGAGAACAGTTCGGACACAGACGCCATTTAGCTGATTGCGCACTTGTTAAATCCACCTGGTCGATGGTCAGTTTGCGACCATCCACATAGAAACTGTTGTTAGGTGCAAATTCACTGATCGCACTCGAAGCGGACCGGCTATATTCGTAAACCGATTTTTTGTATTTCTTCTTGGCTGTCGTGTCTTCGGCTTCATCTTCCTTACGGTAGAGAATCGCCTTCAGCACAATGCCGGATTCAGGGAAAGCATAGTTCGGCAGAAGACCCTCATCAGACAGGAAATTGAAAATATCCTTCTTGTTGATTTCCTTTACCACATTGATCAGAGCGGCCTGTTCCGCTTTCAGTTCTTTTATCTCTTCGTCGTAGGAGCTATCCTTCGGCTTTGCCTCCAGTTCCTTTACCATCGCATTGAGCTGTTTGATGCTCTGCGACAGGGAGTCCTTCTGCTTTTTCAGAGCCTTGAATGCCTCCAGAATGCGCATATGCATCGGGCTCTCCGAGAGTTTCCCGCCTTGTGCAAATACGCGCAGTTCAGTCTTTGCCGTGTCATCCAGAGATGTTCCAAACAGCTGAATGAAGGAATTCAGCAGATGGGTAAGATTATTCTGGACATAGTGCAGGAAATTGAACGGGAACACATCCATTGGATGGCTGTCCAGCTTGCCCAGTACTACGCTTACATTCTTCGGAATAGACTGCTCCGTTGCTCCGCGCTTTACCCAAGAGTCCATGCAATAAGCGACGAATTGACGCTCCAATACAGCAGATGCTTTCAGGAAAATCTTAGGCGGTACAACATTGCCTTCCATCATATCCAGAGGATCTGCATAGAAGTAGAGGTCGTGTGGTCTTGCAGCGGCAACAGCCAGTGTCAGGGCATTACCATCCTTACGGCCTGCACGTCCGGTTCTCTGTAGGAATTGCGACTGAGCCGGAGGCATGCTACAAAGAATGACAGTAGATAGATCGCCTATATCAATACCCATTTCAAGCGTAGGCGTACAGGACAAGACGTTCGGGTCCCAAAGCTGTGTGGTATCCTTCTTCCGTTTGAAGTCCACTTCCAGCGTCTCTCGATCATCACGCTCCAAAAGGCCAGTATGTTCTCGCGCATTGATACGAACAATATCCCCTGCGGAGAAGAGCTTTCCGTAATAGTCAAGCCCGGTTGTTTCATCCTCTACGAAAGCCCCGGCACAGGTGCTGCGAACGCACGGAGCATCCTGCCAGAAATCTTTATTCTCTGCGGCGACCGCATGGGTGATGCCACAGGTATCACACTTCATCAATACGACTTCATCGGTAATGAACACCTTGTCCTTATCAATGGCATATACGGTGTAGTCTGCCGTTGCAGGAATGCTGACCACGATTCCGTTTTTGACCAGCTCCTCAAGAATGATCTTGCTTATAGCTGTGAAAGTGGACGGTTCGATCATGATCTCATCACAGCAGGATGCGATCCAGTCTGTATACTTCTTCTCTGCGACAGTATCAAAGTTATAATTTTTCTTGGCTGTTTCGCTTGCCCGATAAATGAATCGTGGCGTATTTCTGCCAGATTGTCTTCCGGGCATCCAGCTCACGCGATCATTGGAGATCAGATAGGTATTGCCGTTCTCCTTCAGGAAAAGTGAGAACGCATCATCTTCAAAGGCTCCGTTCTGGGCCATAATCTTGAGATATCCGGCTACCATTTGACAGAAACGGTTATAAGCAGTATGCTCCAGTCCACCGAGTTCATTCGTAACCCGCTCATGGACAACATCAGCCACCTCATCGATGGTCTCTGATGGGAAGGCAAGGCAGGAACAGCCGGATTTCTCCAAAGTACGTCCGATGCGACTCGTCAGGCCGTATTCCAGCATAATTTCATAGGAGATGCGTTTTTCAATATCGCCCATCAGTTTCTTCGCTCTTGTGTCATGACCGAACTTGCGCTTTTCGATCATGTCTTCGTAAGCGCTCATCCATGTCATATTAGGCGCGATGAAGAAACTGACAAAGCTCTCATCGTTCAGCTCCTCATGCCAGTATTTGACAAAACCTCTGGTGAAATCTTCAAAGGAGAGGCCAGCCCCGCCGTTCTGGACATAACGCTGCAGAGCCGTCCGGAAGCCAAAACGCCAAGTGCGGGCATTGAAGAATCCAGCACGGTGAGCCGCATCCTGCACATTGTCCGAGAAGGCAAGCGTCTTTTTATCGTCATTGAATTTTGAGGCAAAGAGCTGCGAGAGCTCTGTACTAATTTCCGTAGCGCTCCGCAAGCCCATCAGGGAAAGACCGCGCTTTGATCCACAGAACGGGCAGACAAACTGCTTATGGCTTTTTGAGCCAGTCGTGCGTATCGGATTCGGCAGAACGACATCCACCATTTCTGAACCGCAGCTATCGCAGCTGGCCGAGGTGTCTTCACCGATCTTGACCTGCAGACAGTCAGGGCAGAGTCGGCCAGCAATCATGCCCCACGGATAATTACTGTGTTCATGAGGGAACATCATCACGATCTTGTCATCGGCTTTGAAGTAAAGGTTATAGAAAGCCTCCAGACTGTTAATGGTCGCATTACCGCGCTCATTCAGGATAGAGGTCCAACCGGTCGCGCCACAGTCACGGCAATTGACCACGGGAAGATATTGCTTTGCCTGCTGGGTGTTCAGGTCATGGGCGATGGAGTATGTAACATCAGAGCCAGAGACTTTTGCCACCAAACGCCGTAGTTCCCGCATCCACAGCTGCACTTGAACGTTCAGGAACGGACGCATGCCAGCTGTACGGGCATGGGAAATCAGAGCCAGCATCGCATTGATTGCTGCCTCAGCATCACCCATTTCCTTCAACGCGGGATAGCTTACCTTCAGTTCCTCTATAATAGTTTCGACCTGGTAATAGTTGCCCTTGATCAAGCTGATCATCGCCTGCATAAAGCTGTGGTGCATCAGATGCTTTCCAAGGGCAATGCGTCCATCAGGAGTAATGACATCAATCCCAGACAGGTCGGTCCAAGCTGCAGCCGCCGCTTGGATATAAGCGTTTTCATCGTCCTGAGCTACACGTTCATTTAGCTTCTCCACCTGTTCTGCCGTTGGCATGGTGAAATCTGTAATATCCTGACCGGCAAAGAACTCATCCGGAGACAGGCGATCCTCCGTCACGACAGCATCTTCCTCGAACGGCTCGCCGAAAATCTCCTCGGCATATTCTAAAATGCTCTTTCCGTTATCCTTGGAGCCCATAGTGGCAGAGGTGCCAACGCAGCAAAGGTAACCACCCGGAGTCCAGAGTCGGGACTTCAGTCTGCGGAGCAGGCAGGCAAGGTCGGTGCCTTGCGCACCATCAAAGGTATGCAGTTCGTCAACAGCGATGTATTTCAGGGTATCCGGCTTGTTCTCTTTCCAGAGCGCTGCATCCTTCGGACGGACCAGGAGATAGTCCAGCATTTTATAGTTGGTCATCAAAATGTCCGGAGGTGTATTGAGCATGGTCTCGTGGTCGGTGATGACATTGTCCTCACTCATCATACGGCTCGGATTCTGTTCATGACCGCCCACATACATTCCGACAGTCACATTGCCCCGCAGCTCCGGACTTTTCCAGATCAGCTCAGCGATACGCTTTGACTGGTCGGTTGCCAGCGCATTCATCGGATATATGATAAGCGCCTTGATACCGGGCTCTCCACGGTGCTGGTAGCAGTATTCCAGAATCGGGTACTGGAAGCACTCCGTCTTACCGGAGCCGGTTCCGGTGGCGATTAGCGTCGATCTGCCGTCATCGCCGGTCAACCGGCTAAAAGAAATCTGCTGATGAACATAGGGAAGGTAGGCGGGGTGAATGGCTTCGAAGCAGGTCGGCATCTCCTCCGCAACACGGAAAGGAAGCCGCACAGAGACATAGGGCTCATGGTATACCGAGTCCTTCGTCTCCAGCATTTTCTGAATCGACCCTTTGAAGGGTGCATTTGTCATCGGGAACGTAGTTTCAATATAATCCCCGATGCCTTTCTCTAATTGCTTTGCAAGTATGGATGGTAACATACCGCCTGACCTCCCTTATAGTCTCTTACTCTTCTTGCTCTGGGACAGAGCATTTCATATTCTCACCTGCGGACGATTCGCTTTTCCCAGTCATCACCGGGATGGGAACACGCTGATCCCCAGTTCGAATGTACCCGCTCAACCAGTCTTCAAAGCATAGCGCCGTCCCTGCATCCAAAAGTTGCCTGTGTTCCACAAGCGATCTCATAGTACTTGTTGCCTCTTCTGAAAGAAGCTGTTTAAGAAAGCTCTCCTCCAACACGTAATCTGTATCGCTTTTCTCATCCTTCACCACAATATTGGATAAGAGATAGATCATTGAAGTCAATTCTCGCGCCTTCTGTCGCATAGCGTTTACAAGCTGTTCGGCCTGTTCCCCGGTTACTACGATTCGTTCCCGGTTTTCATTAATCGTTTCAACTTGGTAAACGACTTCCGCTTGCTGCTGTTTCTGAGCCATTATCTGTTCAGCCTTGGTTGTATACCTTGGTTCTTCTTTCTCGTCTGATGAGAATAATGGCCTAATGTACTCGCGCCAAAACCGTTTAGCTCTGCTGATAATAATCGCACGTTTACGCGGGTCATTGATCGCATCATACACTTCATCCGCGATGGCATATTTTATTTCACGCTTCACCATCTGCCCAAGCGTCGGTTCCTTCGGCTGAACATACACCTTCTGTGTACGAACGACAGTCCTTCGAGGCAGGTCATCCTCAGATACAGGTGCTATATCCGGCAACGCGCTTAGCCGCCCGGATTCGTTTCGCAACCCACTATCAGAATGAGTTAGGCCCTTATCGTATTTCTCAAACTCATCCTCATCGAGAGTGACCTTCATGATTCGGGTCACTTTTTTCTTTTTCTTATCCTCTGGCATGTTTAAGCTCTCCTTGCGATATCGGATTATTGCTTCCCGTATTTCTCCTCAAAGAAGCGCCAAGCTGTCTCATAATCCTGTTCACGGTCGCAGCGGTCGAACGGTGCCACATACTCGATGGTACGTTCTACCGGGCCACCGGGCATGGTGTCGTCAGTGATAGTACGGTAGAACTTCTGACCAGCAGGTGCTCCCTTGATGCCATTTTCCCATTCTCTACGATCAAACCCTACTCCAGTAAGGCTACGATTTACTGTGAATACAATTCGCCCGTTGGCGTCATACCAAGTATCATCTTCATACTGCTTGAGCACCGGGAAATACAGTCTATATAGCGTTTGTAACTCAGTTAGAGTTAAGCCCAAGGAAAGCGCGCATAACACATCATTCTCAATCAACAGCTGTCTTCGCGCATAATCTGACCTAACCGCATATTCAGGTTTCCAATTCTCAGACAACTGACTAAAAGTCTGATTACTTAATCGCCTTGATGTAATCGCCCAAGTTTCATTGCAGTACGAAACGTCCCAACAATGCGCCCAAAGGTCCGTAAATGATGAATCTAAGGATATCAACAACAGAGTTCTGATTGTTCGTTCATTGACATAGTTGTCATACGAAACCGGTAAATGCCCCAACAGGTCTAATCTTAAAGTGCTTTTTCCACTCATTTTCACCAAGAAATCGGCAATGATAGATGAAAAGGCACTCTGAACAAGAACCAGTTTCTGATGGTCATGGATTAAAATCGAATACAACGAATCCATATGTAAGGCCTTGGGTGGAATAATACTCGAAATCAGAGACCTTTCTGTGTTTTTATCAATCATTTTTCTTGACGCAATACGATAATAACCGAGCATGGATATGCCCTGGTCATCTTTGGGTATTTCCGCCGTGATCTTATCAATACCAACCGCAACAGTATATTTATTGCGAGGAAGATACGCATCCGGTATATTTGTTAGATCTATCGGATCAAAGGCTTTCTGCGTCGTGCACACTTTTCGTGCGGACTTAAAAAGCGGATTCGATATACCAATATTAGGTCCACAATATACTACAGTAGTCCAGTTTTCAGGAAAGCTGGTCTGAAGCTTCACATATGACTTACTCCCTTTTGGTTCAGTAAGCATCTCTGTATAAAGAATTTTGTCGTCTGCACGAAAAACTGTCGAATCTCCTCTGTTTATGGCTTCAATTGCTTTGCTGATTTCTCTTGAAAACAGCATTGGCATTCTCACTTTTTGCCAGTCAGGTTCCTCATCAAGAAGACCTATAAAGGACTCTAAACTCGCTTGGTCAATACGGATAATCCGGCTTCTATCTCCAGCTTCATTCCAGTTACCGTTTTCATCCTTAATACCACAGAGAGTTCTTGGATTCTTTTTTATCTCGTATGCCTCATCTATCGTATGAGGATCAAACAGATAGAAAATGGCATCAAAATTCGGCTTGTGTTCATCAGAATACAGGTTAATACTGTAGGGGCGCGTATTCCCAATGTCAAAGAGCTTTTTTTGATTGATGAACTGGAAATGTCCTCTCAGTCGTCTATATATAAGCCGCCTAAAGTCTCCACCTCTCGCATCGTCATAAACGCCTTCTGGATGCAATAAACCGATTATTCCCTTTGACCTTTGAATTGCCCATGCCTTCGGCAAAAAAGCCTTGTATAGATCTGGTTTAATACCCATCAATTCTTCATAGTTTTGAATTGAATCAAGAAAGCTCTGCTGTCCTGCAGTATTAACATATTCATCAAAGACAATCTTACGCTGCGATTGCACTCTGAATGAGGCGGATATTATTTCTTCCATCCGTGTGTCACTTAATTGCTGAATATAAATGACAGGGCAAAAGTCGGAAATGACATCATTTAGTTTCCACTCTATTGTTCTCCAAGGTGGATTTCCAAGGACGAGATCGAACCCACCGCGCTCCGCAAACAGATCAGCAAACTCCAACTCCCAGTGCATAAAGTGATTCTGTTCCGCAATTTCACGCACCAAAGCAAGCCTCGGAAACAGAGTGCAGAGATTATCGATATCCACAACATTCTGTCCGGGGAACAGGTCCTTGATCTTAGTAATGATCTCCTCCCGCTCGGTCGGGAACAGGCTCAACTGCTGGTATTCGATTTCGTTGGCTACACCTCTACTGGAGAAAGTTCCAACAAGAATCAGGTTCAAGTCATTCAGGAACTCACTGCGGCTCGGCAGCATATCCGCCTTGTCGATTGGCCAGAACCAGAGAGCACACCAATAGTCCATAGCGAACTTCAGCCTTGCATACGGACCTGCGTTCTGCATATGCTCGGACTTGTACAGCTTGGAGTAAATCTGGTCCTTCTGCCTGATGGTCGTGTGGGAATCTACTGCGGTATCGCTGTATCCGTAAACAGACAATGCATCCTGCGTTTCAGTATCAACGGTCTGCCGGAGCTTGATCTGATTTGCCCACAGCTCATCAACGACCTCGCTCAATCCTCGCAGAGTCTCCAGATCGCTGAGGCTGTAGGGAGCGGTAAACTTCTTGTTCCATGCTGCCATTGCCTTGATGTTGTCCGGCTCCAAAGACTTGATAACTTTATCGGAATAGCTGCACATACCGGGATCACCCAGAAGGAAATGATAGATCTGGGCATTGCCGCGACGCTTTTTACGTTCCGTTCCCAGCGGCACTCTCTCCGGCGCGTTTTCATACCAGTGCAGCCCCTTGGAGGTAGCCGTCAGGGCAGACTCCGGGTATACCTGCCGCCGTGCACCGATCAGAGAGTTGCCGTTTACCAGCTGCGTGCCAAACCACGGCACAAACCCGCCCTCATAGATGGTATTAAGCCACAGGGATACCTCCGCCAGTTCCACGGCGACTGGATTCAGGTCGATGCCGTAAACGTTTCGGTCAGCAATATACATTTTTACTTTCTGCAGTTCCTGCAGACGCTTCTCTGCCGGGATCATCTCGCCCAGTTCTTTCTGCTTGCGGTCAATGTACGCCTCAGAAAGTTGGTTTATAGCCTCATTCAAGAAGGCGGCACTGCCCATAGCTGGCTCACATACAGTCAAGTGCAGGATTTCGTCGGCGGATTTGCCTTCCAGCAGTTCTTTCAGGGCATACTTCACCAGACACTTCGTCAGCACCTCCGGTGTGTAATAGGAAGCGGATTTCTCCCTCTCACGTCCGGCAAGGCGATAGATGAAAGTGCCTTTTTCATATTTGCGAAGCTGGCCCTTCTTGTATTTTCCATCTGGATCATCTTTTTCATACCGAACTCGCTCGTCCTCGGTATACTGATCCAGTTCTTCTTCCGCGACAAAATATCCGACATCCAGCTCATTGAAGCTGTCACCGGCACGTTTTACTTCAAACAGGGTGTGTTCTGCAATGAAGCCTCTGTAGGAAAGCAGTGCCTCATAAACGGAGCCCATCTGGTTGATGCCGAGGTTAGCGTAAGAGATACGCCCGCGTCGGTCGTTGCGCCGTCCGGTCTCGCGGGTCAGGCTCATGAGGTCAATGATGCGCAGCATAACGGAATTACGCAGCTTTGCCCCCGTGATCATCTTCGTGTATTCCGGATCGAAGATATGCGCTTTCAGGGGAGCTATCACAAACATGTCGTGAAGGCTCTCCTCCTGAGAATATTTCAGCACTTCTTCTTCAGTAGCCGGATACCCGTTGTAAATCAGGTCATACAGCTTAGAGAGGGTCTCGTGAAGATAGTAACCGCTGCCGACTTCCGTTACATCATCCCGGATATCATCGGCGATGTCTCGCAGGCTTTCCAGAGAATAGCCGGTCAAATATGCCTGTGCCTTGATCGGCGCGTACCCCAGTTCCGGTCTTGCCTCAATAAACAGCACGAACAGCATCCGGTACATATACCGTAAGCACTCGATGGTCAATTGTCCAGCGTCCACCGGTTCGGCATTCAGATCCCGTCCCTGACGATGCGCCATATCATACAGGACCTCATTGCCAAGCAGCTCAATGCTTTCCCGCAGAGCATACTTCAGATCCTGAGACACGCCAGCCGCGTGCTTCTGGGAATTGGCATCCAGCTCGTCCAACAGAGCGGTGCCTTCTTCCGGACACAGGCTGTCCCGATGCAAAAGCACGGCCATAGCCTGCAGGGTAGATTCCTCGTGGCGGCTGAAGATTTCTTCCAGCTCAAATTGTAGGTAACGCTTCTCGTTCCACTTGTTGCGGTCAATCAGCGCAATCTGGTTCATGCCAATTAGGACGATGAAACGCGGAGGCTCCGTCTGTCCAAACAGTATCTTGGTCACAAGGTCCTCATTCGGAATTGCCGTCAGGCTTTCAGGCGATACAGCATTCAGCCCTTCTTCGCCGATGCTATCCACTGAAAAGCAGAACTTGTCCAAGATGGCGGCTTCCTTATCATCTGAAGTAGCCAGCAGGACCCACAACGCGGGAGCGCCGTTGGGCTTCTTCAGTTCCAAGTACACCGGCACTTTTGTAGTGTCATCGATATCAACCATTTCCGGCGCAGCCTCCGGATATCCCAGCGCTGACAGATAGATGTCTGCAAGCGTGCGGATATTGCCAAGGGTCTGCGTGTCAAACTTGGAGCGGAGAAACCTGTCATGGATCGGATAGTACTGCCTTGCCGCATCGCGCAGCAGTGCCCAAGGAGTACGGATTTCCTCGCTCTCCTTCGCCTCAGCCCGCCATTTTGAAATGGTCTCGGAGGCATTCTCTTCAAAAATGGAAGAGAAATAATGGTTGGTGTAGTATTCGTTCTGGTTGGTAATTCCAGTTAAATCCATGCTCATCTTGAAACTCCCTTCAGAACAGTCACAATCCGGATATAGGGATTGTTTTGTATGCTCAACGTGTCAGTCACCCAGCTTGTAAACTTATCGAACAGCTCGTCGACCATGCGCTCCTGTTCGCTCTTTTTCCTCTCGCTCTCAAATAAGGAAAGCTGATAGTTTTTATGCTTAGTCTCCAGTTCCGCCAGCTTATCGATTTCCTCATCAAGCAGCGGATTGATTCTGGTTTCGTACTGCAGATAGTATCCATGCAGGTATTCTTTAGCATGTTCCACCACATCCGGCAAAAGCTCCGTCGCCTGCCTGACATCCTCGTCCGTCAGTGTATTGCTGTTTGGAATGTTGGTGTTGCGAAGGTTGGTCTTCCTCAGCACTTCGTTCATGGACAAGCTACCCTTGAACGAACCGTTTTCATAGATAAGGCCAAACCACTCATCCACCAGCGGAGTCGACCGCTTGTTGGGGATACTGCCTGTTACGAGAAAGATTGTTTCTGTGGGATTCAGGACATCCGGCAAGCCCACGATAGGAGCTTCCCCGCGTCCATATAGCAGACCAGCTTTATCGTTGACCCACGTGAAAAGCGGATGTAACTTCCAAAGATACTGCACCTTTGGCCATGCGGTCTCTGCCATATTATTCTGCATGCTGCGTTTCATCTCAGTCATGCAGAAATCCTTATCGTCCGAAAGGCGTAAATAATCACCCTGCGGCATAGCTTCTTCCGGGAGCAGCGCATTCAGACGTTTGCGCATATCCGGTGTAATCATGACCTCCAAGCCAGAGACTTCCTGCAAACGTGTAACCGGATGGCTCTCGGAATGGTTCAGGAACGCAAAAGCCTGATTCAGGTAATCGATATCTGAGAACAAGGTTTCATCCGACTGCACCTGTACAGGTGCAGAATCCTCTTCAGAGGCTGCCATCAATGCCTCGAAGGGATCAAACTCCTCTTCACCACTGTCGAGGATATCTTCGAATGCGGAAGCGTCAGCGCCACCCTCAATAGCATCCGAAACGACCAGTTCTTCGTCCTCAATAGAGAATTTACCCAAGAGAAGCGCCGGATCACCGATGTTCTTCAAGGCCTGCTCTTCCTTAGTAATAAGAATCTCGATGATGCGCATATCGCCTTTGATGCGCGGATTGCTGCTTTCAATCAGCATATAACGGATGTCAGGACGCTTCTTCTGGCCATAACGGTCGATGCGCCCATTCCGTTGCTGGAACACCATCAAGGACCATGGAATGTCGAAGTGGATCATCCGGTGACTCAGGTAATGCAGGTTCAGACCTTCTGACGCCACATCGGATGCTACAAGAACGCGGATGGGCGATTCCTCTCGTCCAAAATTCTCCACGATGCTCTGTTGCTCAGCATCGCTCATAGCCCCTGAGATTTCCTGAATGGCACCGACTTTCAGCTTCAGATCCTTCTGCAACTGAGCGGTGAGATATTTCATGGTTTCAATTCGCTCGGTGAAAATGACAACACGATCATCCGTTGCTGCAGTCCAACCATAGTCCTTACTGCGGAGCAGAGAAAGAAGCTGCTGATAACGAGAGAAATCTTCCGGCTCAATTTGAACCAACGCCGCTCTCAATTCTTCCAACGCATGAATATCCCTGATCTCATCATCGCCATACTTTTTTCTCAGTTTCCCAAGGCGTGCATCAATGCTCTTTATGCACGCTGCTGGACTGGAGAACAACGACTTTTCAAGACTTGTCTTGAATAGCTGGCCCTGTGCTCTGGTCTTATTCAGATCCATCTGCAGCTTCATCTCTGCGAATATATCAAATGCGTATTCCTCTTTCGCTGAAGCCTTGCAGCGTTCCAGCTCAATCCGCCTCTCCAAGAAAGACCCGACAACCTGGTCCTTCACATCCTTCTTAAATCGACGAACACACAGCCCTTTGATATCTTCCTTGGTGTAATCTTCTGGATTTGCGATGGCGGTCGGATCAAGCATATTCATAAGGGACGCAAAGCTTTTAGCACGACCGTCATGAGGTGTCGCCGAAAGCATGATCATGGTGTCAGACCGATCTGCCAGCAGCTTGGCCAGTCTTGCACGCTGTGCCTGACGGTCACCGCGCTCGGCAACGTTCTGAGCTTCATCGATAACGATGATATCCCAGTATGCATTCTCAAGGTGGGTACGGTATTCCACATCGCGCTTGAGCGTATCGATGGACACGATGGTTTTGTCATAGTAGAAAAACGGGTTATAGTTTGATGGCAGCTTTGCGCGGATATCATGTATCTTCTTGGAATCCAACCGCACCAGAGGAATTGTGAAACGATTCCACATTTCCTTCTGGAACTGCGTCATCATGCTCTTTACCGTCACGACAAGAATGCGTTTCCCCTTACCGCGAGCAATCAGCTCGCTCATGAGAATGCCTGCCTCCAGCGTCTTACCAAGACCAACCGTATCTGCAATCAGAATACGCTGACGCGGTCTGCGGAGTGAAATCTGCGCAGGCTCCAACTGATAAGGCATCAGATCCATTGCTGCCTTATCTCCGATATGTAAATCAGTATCAGTCGGAATCTGCTGCCGCCATTGGCTTTCCAGATACAGCTGAGTTCTGCGGAAATGAGAAGACGTATCCGGAATCAGGCGAACCTCTGCCGGATCGACCACCTTGATGTCCTCAAGATCAGTCAGAAAGATGACCTCCTTGTCCTTCACCAACGCCGAAATGCCAATACAGTGAAGGGCCTGGTTCCCCAAATTGTTCTTCTCTATCTTTTTAACCATCCATTCCTCATCGCGGATAATGGTTCTCATGCCGGGTGCGTAATCAACCATTGCTTATCCCTTCCTTGTCGTTATGCGGGTCATCGGTTGCCTTGTATTGCCATCGCAAGTCATCATCAAATATCCCGCTCGTTCATCATCATATGGTAGTGCTGGGTCTGGTTCATCGCCTCAAAGATGATCCAGAACGCATCTTTGTATTGCTGGCAGTCAATGCTCTCGTCCACGAAGTGCAGGCCGTCATTAAACGAATCGCTGCGCTTGATATAGGAAAGCATCGCCTGCGCCAGATGAAATTTCGTGTAATCCGGTGCTCCGCCTTCGACCACCGTCATGAATCTTTCCTTGTTATCTTCCAGCACAATGCGGCAGAGCTCATCGCTCTCGTATCCGCACAGCTGCAGGAAGTAATACTCCAGAATTCGACGGATGACGTTCATAAGCGGGATCGGTGAATCCAGCCGGTCATACTCCTCCCACAGTGCAGAGTAGGAATTCTTGACTGGATTGAAGTTCCGGTCTTTCTCGCTGACCTTTTTTGCCTCTTCGACGCAGTGCTCAAGGGTAGAGATGTTTTTCTTCTTGTTGACCTTATAAAAGGAAACATACCGGTAATGACCGACCATGTTATAGGTGATCTCCCTGTGGAAGAAGGCGTTATGTGTGAGGATGAACATCTGCTTGATGTACGTTCCCTCGTATTCATGTCCTTCCAGCCTGACATTGTTGCTGCAAACGCCGAGCATCTCCCGAACAAGAGCGCTGACGATAAAGAGCGCACTGCTGTCCATACTGGATACCGGATCATCGATAACAACGATTTTATCTTTTCCGGCTTCCTGCTCTGACCGACTACCGCGAACAATATGATAGAAATACAGGAAAGCTATGAAGTTCCGCTCACCTTCGCTTAAGTTCTGGGCGACATTTCCGTCCTCGCGGATCACCTCATATACGCCTTTAACTCCGGCCTTCTCCTGAAGCCGGAACCCTTCAAAGCCAGAATCCGTCAGGTGGGCATTGATGCTGTCCACGGTCATCTTTGTGTTGACGACCTTGGAATTGAGGTCAGTTATTTCTCCGGACAGTCTTCTGTAATCTTTCTGAAGCTCTTTTACTCGCTTATCGAAAGCCTCGGCAGAATCCTCGATTTCCTTCTTGCTTTTGGTATACGCCGCTACCTCTTCTTTCAGAATGAAGGTGATCTCTTCCCAAACCATACGGTAGCATTCCAGCTGCTTATCGTGCTTAGTGCTAACAATATCATTGTTGGCCTTGACCTGTTTATTGATTTCCGCGATCAGATCATCGAGCTCACCGATCAAGGTCTCTGTATCCAGAAGCTCTACTGGTTTTGCCGGAGCAGAGATTTTCTCGGCAATACACTGTAGGTTCGTTGTGATACGCGTTTCCAGTTGGGCGAGCTTTTTCTCGTATTCCTTGGTATCTACCTTCGGGAAAACATCCGTCAAGTTGGCCTGCAGGAGCGCAAGGAGCTGCTGCATCTTTTCAGTGTATGCGGTCTGAAATGCCTCCAAGGCAGCAATATCCTGCTGATACTCCTCATCAAAACACTCCGCGATATCCTTCTCAAAAGATTCCGGCAGGGTCTGCTGACAGAACGGGCACTTGCCATCTGCATGTTTGGCATACGAAGCGTGGCCGGTTTTTACCCAGTCGGTAGCCTTGATGGCCTTCATAAATCTGGCGAAGTCTGTATCGCTGCTGCTGGTGATTGCCTTTCCCAACAGAGCAAGTCCACTCAGATCATAAACCCCGGTCAGGTCGTCAGAAGATTTGAAGAGGTTATAGCTTCTGGCATTCGGATCATAGGCGATATCATAAAGGGCACTGATCTCTTCGACGGAATGATGAACAGCCGCATGGCGACCGGACAGAACTTCCTCAGAGAACTGGGCCTTTTTCTTTTTTCCATTCTGGGTCTTATCAAACGCCTTACGTACAGTTTCTGTGAAATCCCAGCAGGTCGTCTGGAAAGTCGCCAGCAGCGGCTCCAGTTCGGCCTTTTTCTTATCCCTTTCACCGGCTGCCGCTTTTCCGGCAGTCACTGTATCGTCTCTTTCGGCAGTCTTTTCATTAATCTGTTTGCGAATTTCGACGTTTTCCTCGCTTAGGGTAAACACACCCGGAAGATCCCCGTAAGTGTCGAAGTTGCGAGTGATAAAATCCTGATTGTAGACCAGGATCGTATAGCTGTCCGGATTGACCCCTGCCTGCCAGCGCAGCGCAGATGGGTCCGCGAACGCCTTGGCAACCGTTGATTTACCGGCACCATTTTTCCCAAAGAAGAAGTTGATATAGGTGGGCTGAAACTTCTCGCTGTGGAAAGTGGCCCCATCGAGAGTTATTTCTTCAATTATGCCGTGCATTTTCTCAGTCATGCATCCAGTTCCTCCACAGAAGATTCAGCCTCGTTACTCGGAGATTCTGCCTTCTCTGAGCCATTCGTCGACCTCGGAAATTTTGAATTTGTACCGTTTCCCAGCACGGTAAACTGGGAGTTTTCCGTTCTTGATCCACGTTCTTACCGTGTCGGGACTAACACTGAGGTGTTCAGCTATATCTTCAAGGTTAACCCATTTTTCTGTTGCTTCCTGTACTGCGTTTTCTACTTCGCGATTCATCTCATACCTCCATAGTTCCGGTGGTTAACGCTGCATATTGAATACGGGCACTGGTAACCCTGCTTCGTACAGTTCCTGAATCAGATCCGCTCGCTTTATCGCCCAATGTGTACGGTTCAGTTCATTAAACGAATTGTTGCCATAGAGTCCAAGTTCATCAAGCAGCTCATTTAACCTCTGCTGTACAATGTCACTCTTATAACCACAGAAATAGATTTTCACATCGTTGTCATAGATTTTCACATCAGACACAAATCCGTATATCACACGCTGGTCGTCATCCGCTCTGCCATAAGGTCGGTTCTCTGCCAAGAACAAAGACGGCAGCGTCTTAATCTCCTCGATCATCTCCGGTGTGAGAGCATCAAAGCGTTTCTTTGTCTCATCCGTCATGTACTGGTTCAAGGCCCGCTCACGCGGCACCTTAAAATATGGTTTGTCAAACTCCTCAATTCCAATCACAAAGATGTTGTAATACTCCCGGCTTACATGAAGGGGGACATAAAATGTGCCATTGATGGGTGGCACGGTTGGAGCCTGAACATTGATGTTGACCGTTCCGTAGTTCGGAATTAAAACATTGTCATTGCCCGTCTGAACATAACGATCCTGTCCGGGGACGCTGGGAACAGACGGCTGTACAGTTTGAAGTTTATCGTCCATTCAACGTCCTCCTATTTCTTGTTGATGTTGATGGTCCCGTAGTTAGGAATCACCATGTTGCCATCGCCGTTCTGTTGAATGAAGATGGGATTGTTGTTGACCACCGGTGTTCCGCTTTGCGGTGTTGGCCCGCTTGTCCATTCAGCACGGCTTTGGTATTCAGGCTCCGCTTCGATGATCACTTCGTCCTCTGCTTCGTCTGGAGTCTGGACTTTGGGCATATAAACCTGCAGTCCGTCCAACACACCAGCTCCCATATCAGCTGAGTACTTTCTTGGCCCCCGGTCATTCGACGGGCACCAGCGATCATAGGTAACTTGCCCGATTGAATTATCCGGCTTGTTCACAACCACATAGTGCCAGACACCGAGCAGGAATGCTGGCAGACAAACTTTCGTAAGGTCGCCAAGTGCGGCCTTTTTTGCTTTTTGGCCCTGTTCACCGATATAGAACTCCTCGGCTCCATCAATAGAAGTGTCTTGCTGGATCAGTTCAACCAAAGCTTTTACCAGTAGAGTTGTCCGTCCGACACTCTCACCGAGATCCAGATAGGATTTGGCAAACTCCGTCATAGCCGTGAGCGCTGACTTATAATCCGTCTTCACCCGCGAATCGAATTGTTGGATTGCCCGCCGGTCATCAAAGGGCAGATACGCGCCAGTAGAGACACGACATGCTTTATAGTTGTTCGCTGGTGTCTTTAGAACCTCTTTTCCCGGATTGCTATAGTCCGGGTTTATAACCTGAAGAAGGCCTGCAAGGACCTCCGGGTCCGTCAGGCCATCGCTGTCGCCTTTATAGTGTTCTCGCGCCTTCATCCGCTGCCGCAACGCCTGCAGCACGAGCGTGAAGAAGGTGCCTCCGCATAACCTTGGATAGTCGCTTTTTGTCAATCAAATTCCTCCGATTTTCATCTTTTGACTCTGAACCATGGCGGTCAGTAGTTCTGCTCAATTCCCACCAAACCCCACTAAAACATATTATAACCGAAAAACCTCGAATTTTCAATCATCTGGCGTGAATTCGGCATGTCCAAACAAAGAATTTTTTCGTTTGGACCTTATTAACCTACGCAACTATGGCGGCTGACCTTGTAAACGATTGGATAGCTCTTGCGAGAAATCGCAGGAGCTTTTTCCTTCCTGTGATTTCCGCGAAAACGCAAATCGCAGGAGGAAAAAATCATGCAAAACAACGAGAACAAGGTATACCGCATCTATGAGAAGTCAATGCGTAAGTGGTTCGAGGTTCCCAAGGAGTATTACGAAACCTACGACCGTGAGCGCACTGCTTTCAGGAAACGAATGCAGGATCACGGCCAGTGCTGCTGTCCCAGAAACAAATGGTGGCTGTGCGATATGGTCTGTACGGACTGTGAATTCTGCATGGCGAACACGATCCCCTTGGACGCACCGCAGGGTGATGACGAGGATATTACTCTCAAAGACATCATCCCGGATGGTTCCCCGCTTATTGAAGATGTTGCTGCCGACCGCGACCTTCTGGCCCGTCTGATCAAACGGCTGCGGGAACTCGATCCCGATGCTGATACCATCCTCGCCCTCTGGCAGGAAGATCACACGCTGTCGGACAGAGCGATTGCCAAAGCGCTGGGCCGTCCGCAGCGGACCTTCGCAGATCAGATGAAGCGTTACCGCACTGAGCTGCGCAAGATCCGTGGCTACTAATATAATGTAAGACCCACTTCTGGCTGCCGATCCACGGTGGCCAGAAGTTTTTTCACTTTTTTCGATTTTCCTCCGCTCAAATCCGCCGCCCATCTCCAGAGGAAGGTGTAAGGCATCGACACCGGCCTTTCAGAAACGGAGGTGAGACGACATGGATCACAGCAACCGCAGAGACAGCGACATCGCGTTCGAAGAAATTCTGGTGCTCAACGCGATCAGCCTCGTATCCGCCCGCATGGCGAGAAGGCTGGCTGCCCTTGCCAAACAACGACAATCCGAGGAAGGAGGAAAACGCAATGAGCAAAATGAACGACATGGCTCAGACCATCGAAGAGCTCCGCACTGCTGCAGCCGCAATTACTGATGCCGCCAACTGGCTGGCCCAGCAATTTTCCGGCGAAGACAGCAATCAGCAGCAATCTTCTGAAACTGCTGCTATTAGAGAGGAGCCCAAACCGGTACTGACCTTGGAACAGGTCCGGGCTGTACTGGCGGAAAAGTCCCGCGCTGGACACACCGCCGCCATCCGGGATCTCCTGCAGAAGTACGGTGCATCCAAGCTGTCGCAGGTCGATCCCAAGAACTATGAAGCCCTTTTGAGGGATGCGGAGGTGCTGGACAATGCCACCTAACGGACACGCGCTTCTTTCCGCTTCATCCTCAGACCGCTGGCTCCACTGCCCGCCATCGGCAAGGCTGTGCGAGTCCTACGCGGACAAGGGCAGCGACTACGCCGCCGAGGGCACTGACGCCCATGCGCTCTGCGAGTACAAGCTGCGTAAGGCGCTGGGCATGGAGGCCGAGGACCCCACTGAGAACCTCAGCTGGTTCAATCAGGAGATGGACGACTGCGCCACCGGCTATGCCGCCTTCATCCTCGAACTGGTAGAGGCCGCCAAAGAGACCTGTGCGGACCCGGTGGTCCTGATCGAACAGCGGGTGGACTTCTCCCGCTGGGTGGAACAGGGCTTCGGAACATCCGACGCGATCCTGATCGCAGACGGCACCATGCACGTCATCGACTACAAGCATGGCCTCGGCATCCTGGTATCGGCGGAGGACAACCCGCAGATGAAATGCTACGGACTCGGCGCTTTGGAGCTGTTCGACGGGATCTACGACATCGACACGGTGGCCATGACGATCTACCAGCCCAGACGCCAGAACGTCAGCACCTTCACCCTTTCAAAGGATGATCTGTACCGGTGGGCCGACGAGGTCCTGAAGCCCACGGCAGAGCTGGCCTTCGCCGGTGACGGAAATTTCCTCTGCGGTGAATGGTGCGGCTTCTGCAAGGCGAAGAACGAGTGCCGCGCACGGGCCGAGGCCAATCTGGAACTGGCCCGGTACGACTTCAAGCTGCCGCCGCTCCTGACGGACGAGGACATTGAGGACATTCTCTCCCGCGTGGACGATCTGGTCTCTTGGGCCTCCGACATCAAGGAGTACGCCCTGCAGCAGGCGATCAGCGGGAAGGAATGGCACGGCTGGAAACTGGTCGAAGGCCGGTCCAACCGCAGATACACCAACGAGGCTGCCGTTGAACAGGCAGTCACACAGGCAGGCTACGATCCCTACGAGCGGAAGATCCTCGGCATCACGGCCATGCAGAAGATGCTCGGCAAGGCCCGCTTCGACGAACTACTCACGGCTTACATTGAGAAGCCGCAAGGCAAACCCACGCTCGTTCCGGAAAGCGATAAGCGTCCGGCAATGAACACAGCAAAAAATGATTTTATGGAGGATTACGACAATGACTAAGAATGTAAAACCCAGCAACCCCATGAAGGTTATCACCGGCCCGGAGACCCGTTGGAGCTACGCCAACGTCTGGGAGCCCAAGTCGATCAACGGCGGCACGCCCAAGTACAGCGTCAGCCTGATCATCCCGAAGAGCGACACCAAGACCCTGAAGAAGATTCAGACTGCCATCGAAGCCGCCTACAAGGAGGGCGAGGCCAAACTGAAGGGCAACGGCAAGACCGTCCCGCCGCTCTCGGCCATCAAGAACCCGCTGCGTGACGGCGACACCGAGAGGCCTGACGATCCGGCCTACGCAGGCTGCTACTTCGTCAACGCCAACGCCACCTCGGCTCCTGGTATCGTAGACGTGGACCGCAACCCGATCCTGACCCGCTCGGAGGTTTACTCCGGTGTGTACGGTCGCGCCAGCATCACCTTCTACGCGTTCAACAGCTCCGGCAATCGCGGCATTGCCTGCGGCCTGAACAACCTGCAGAAGGTCCGTGACGGTGAACCCCTCGGCGGCAAGGCCAGCGCTGAGTCTGACTTCGCCACCGACGAAGACGAAGATTTCTTGGATTAATGGAGGTAAAAGACAATGAACGAGATCATGATTTCCACCGTACTCTGTAACATTCTCATCGGCTGCTTCTGCGTCGTCGTCCTCTCTTGGGCGGTGGTCGGCATCCAGACCGTGATCAACGACTTCCGGCGCGAGAAGCGCGAGGAGAAGAAGGCCGCGCAGGATGATGAATACCATCAGAAGCGCATGAACGAACTGGTCCGCTGACAACACGAACACGGGTGGCGGGAGAAATCCTGTCACCCATGTTCCTTATGGAAAGGAAACGCCAATGAAAACCCTCAGTATAGATATCGAGACCTACAGCGACGTGCCTCTCCAGAAAAGCGGTGTATATCGTTACTGCGAGTCTCCCGATTTTGAAATCCTGCTCTTTGGGTACAGCGCTGATGCAGGCCCGGTGCAGGTGGTCGATCTGACCTGCGGAGAGAAGATCCCGGACGATGTGCTGGATGCCCTGACCGACAATGCCGTCACCAAGTGGGCTTTCAACGCCAGCTTTGAACGGGTCTGCCTGTCCCGTTATCTCCGGGATCTGGGGATCGGTCTTGATCCCTTCCATGACAACCATCCTCTGTCACAGGAGATGGCCCGGTTCCTGAATCCGGAAAGCTGGCGCTGCTCGATGGTCTGGGCAGCCACGATGGGACTGCCGCTTTCACTGGAAGGCGTCGGCGCGGTGCTGGGGCTTGAAAAGCAAAAGCTCACCGAGGGAAAGGACCTGATCAAATTCTTCTGTCAGCCCTGCGCTCCGACGAAGGTCAACGGCCAGCGCACCCGGAACCGCCCCTTCCACGCGCCGGATAAGTGGGAATCCTTCAAACGGTATAACCTGCGCGACGTGGAGACCGAGATGGGCATCCAGCAGAAGCTGGCCAAGTTCCCGGTCCCGGATCAAGTCTGGGAGGAATACTTCATCGATCAGGAAATCAACGACCGTGGCGTCCGGCTGGACATGGAACTGGTTCATGCCGCCATTGAAATGGATACCCGGTCCCGGCAGGAGCTGACCACGGCAATGAAGCGGCTGACGTCACTGGAGAATCCCAACAGCGTACAGCAGATGAAGCAGTGGCTCTCTGATAACGGCATGGAGACCGAGTCCCTCGACAAGAAGGCCGTGGCGGAGCTTTTGAAGGACGCGCCGGAAGAACTCCGGGAGGTCTTGTCCCTGCGGCAGCAGCTGGCCAAGTCCTCCGTACGGAAATACCAGGCAATGGAGAATACCGTCTGCTCGGACAACCGTGCCCGTGGCATGTTCCAGTTCTTCGGCGCTGCCCGTACAGGCCGGTTCTCCGGACGGAATATCCAGCTGCAAAATTTACCTCAGAATCACCTCCCGGATCTGGCCGAGGCCCGTGCTCTCGTCCGCGCTGGTGACTTCGATGCCGTAGAGCTCCTGTATGAGGACGTACCGGATACGCTCTCGCAGCTGATCCGGACTGCTTTCATACCCAAGGACGGCACACAGTTTCTGGTGGCGGACTTCTCAGCCATTGAGGCCCGCGTCATCGCCTGGTACGCCGGAGAGGTCTGGCGGCAGAAGGTCTTCGAGAAAGGCGGCGACATTTACTGCGCCAGCGCCAGCCAGATGTTCAAGGTCCCGGTCGAGAAGCACGGGATCAACGGCCACCTCCGGCAAAAAGGCAAAATCGCTGAACTCGCGCTGGGTTACGGCGGCTCGGTTGGAGCCCTGAAGGCGATGGGTGCCATCGAGATGGGCCTGACCGAAGACGAGCTCCCGCCGCTGGTGGATGCATGGCGGCAGTCGAATCCGAACATCGTGAAGTTCTGGTGGGACGTGGATCGGGCCGTCATGGAGGCTGTACGGTATAAGCACACGACCAGCAGCTACGGACTGACCTTCTCCTGCCGGAGCGGGATGCTGTTTATCACGCTGCCCTCCGGAAGGAACCTTGCCTACGTGAAGCCCAAGGTCGGCACGAACAAATTCGGCGGCGAATGCATCACCTACGAAGGAGTCGGTGCAACAAAGAAATGGGAGCGGCTGGATTCCTACGGCCCGAAATTCGTGGAAAACATCGTGCAGGCCACTGCCCGCGATATTCTCTGCCACGCCATGAAGACGCTCCGGTGTTGCAGCATTGTTATGCACATCCACGACGAACTGGTCATCGAGGCCGATCCCCGGATGTCGCTGGATGCCGTGTGTGAGCAGATGGGCAGGACCCCACCGTGGGCAAAAGGCCTTCTGCTCAGGGCTGACGGCTATGCCACACCCTTTTACAAAAAAGATTGATTTTTGCCCGCTCAAATCAGGCGTTCATCTCCAGTGGAAGTTAGAGGTGGACGCCTTTTTCTATGTCCGCCCGGAAAGGAGGATCGCACAGTGACGATCAGCAAGTACAACAGCGAAGGTTATCTGGACCTGACCGCCCACGACGCGCTGACGGCGATTGAACAGGAGCAGCGCTCCCTTCGCGCATTCCGGCCCATCGTGTATATCTGCTCTCCCTATGCCGGAGACATCGCAGCCAACACCGAGGCCGCAAGGCGCTACAGCCGTTTTGCCGTCGAGGCCGGTTACATCCCCATCGCGCCGCACCTGCTGTTCCCGCAGTTTCTGAATGATGCCGATCCGGACGAGCGTGAGCTTGGACTGTTCTTCGGGAACGCCCTCATGAGCAAGTGCTCGGAGATCTGGGTATTCGGCAGCCGCATATCTGCGGGCATGCAAACAGAGATCAACCGCGCCAAGTGGAAGAATTACCGCTTGCGCTACTTCACCGAAAACTGTCAGGAGGTTTGAGACTATGTATGAAATCAAGGAAAAACGCCGTATGCTGCCGGACGGCACAGAGATCACGACCTATACCCGTGACGTAGTGAGCGCCAATATTCTCGAAGTGGAGGCTGGCACCACCGGCTTCATGGGCGGCGACACCGGCCACGGCGGACGCACCTATTTCCGCATTCAGGATGAAGGCAGCACAGACATGAAGATTAACACCTACGTTGATCGGTTCGGCTGCAGAGGCTTCGAGGTATTCCTCGGCGGTGACTGCGAACTGGAAACCACGATCCGCGCCCTCAAGTTCATCACCAAGGTGCTGGAGGAGGAATCTCAGGAGGTGTACAACTGATGTTCACGATCTATAGTGCCGACGTTACCGGCAATCCCGGCAACTGCTCCTACCCGCACAAACATGTCATTCTGGACGAGGCCAGTCTGAAGGCCGCCATCAGCCATGACTATGTGTGCGCGGAATACCGGAACAGCTACCGTAACGGCGACAACTTCATCGGCAGCGACTGTCTGCCCGTGGACTGTGACAATGACCACACTGAGGACCCTGCCGGTTGGAAAACGCCGGAGGACGTCATGGAGGCTTTCCCCGGTGTGACCTTCGCCATCCATTACAGCCGCTTCAATATGCGGGAGAAAAACGGGAAACCGGCGCGGCCCAAGTTCCACGTCCTGTTTCCTATCGACTATGTTACCGACGCTGCCCTGTACAGCGACATGAAGAAGCTGGTCAACTCCATCTTCCCGTACTTCGATACCAAGGCGCTGGATGCCGCCCGCTTCTTTTTCGGGACCAGCGCTGCGGATGTCGCCATCTATCCGGGCCGCATGACCCTGACGGAATTTCTGGAGGAAGACGCTTTTGACGACGATATGCCGGACGGTCAGTATGACGGCAACACCGTCATTCCCGAGGGCAGCCGCAATGCCACCATGTCCCGCTTTGCCGGTCGTGTCATCAAGAAGTACGGCGATACGGAGGAAGCCTACCAGGCCTTTCTCGATGAAGCGGCAAAGTGCGTCCCGCCGCTGGAGGCGTCGGAGCTGTCCACCATCTGGCACAGCGCCCAGCGCTTCTTCGCCCGCATCCGCCAGCAGGACGGCTACGTGCCCCCGGATGTCTACAACGATCCGGCCAGCTATAAGCCAGAGGACTATTCCGACGTCGGGCAGGCCGAGGTGCTGACCAAGTTCTTCTCCAAAGAGCTGCGCTACTCCCCGGCGACTCACTTCATCCGCTACAGCGATCATTACTGGCAGGAGTCTGAGCCCGGTGCACAGGCTGTTGCCCACGAGCTGACTCGACGCCAGATGAAGGAAGCCGGTCGGGACCTGCTCTCCGCGCTGGAGAAGATGAAGAATACCGGAGCCCAGACGATCCTCGACGGCACCACCAAGAGCAAGGCCGAGCAGCTGATGAGCGACGAGCAGCTGAAGGCCTATCAGGAGTTCCTCGCCGCGCAGGCCTACAGGTCCTTTGTCATCAAGCGCCGGGACTCCAAATACATCACTTCCACGCTGAAGGAGTCCCATCCGATGCTGGAGATCTCGCCGAGAGATCTGGACGCCGACTGCTTTGCGCTCAACACCCCGGAAGCCACCTATGACCTGCGTCTGGGCATGGCCGGTGCGCGGGAGCATTCCCCGGAGGACTTCATCACGAAGATCACCTCCGTCACCCCCGGCTCAAAGGGCCAGCAGATCTGGCGGGACTGCCTCGACCTTATCTTCCAGCGCAATCAGGAGCTGATCGACTACGTTCAGATGATCTGCGGACTGGCCGCCATCGGCAAGGTCTACGTGGAGGCGCTCATCATCGCTTACGGTGATGGCCGCAACGGCAAGTCCACCTTCTGGAATGCGATCTCCCGCGTGCTGGGCCTGTACAGCGGTAACATCTCCGCTGACACCCTGACCGTGAATTGCCGCCGGAACATCAAGCCGGAGATGGCCGAGGTCAAGGGCAAGCGGCTCCTGATCGCTGCCGAAATGCAGGAAGGTGCCAGACTCAATGACTCCACCGTCAAGCAGCTCTGCTCTACGGATGACGTATTTGCGGAAAAGAAGTACAAGGACCCGTTCTCCTTCAAGCCCTGCCACACGCTGGTGCTCTATACCAACCACCTGCCGAGGGTCAGCGCTTCCGATGACGGTATCTGGCGCAGGTTGATCGTCATCCCGTTTAACGCCAAGATCACCGGCAAGAGCGACATCAAGAATTACGGCGAGTACCTGTATGACAACGCGGGTGAGAGCATTCTGGCGTGGGTGATCGAGGGTGCCAAAAAGGTCATCGAGCTGGAGTACCAGATTCCCGTGCCGGAGTGCGTTCAGGACGCGATCCGCGAATACCGCAGCCAGAACGACTGGTTCGGGCACTTCATCGAGGACAAGTGTGACACCGGCGATGACTATAAGGAAAGCTCCTCGTCCCTCTACCAGGCGTATCGGAACTACTGCATCGATACCAACGAGTATGTACGCAGTACGGCGGACTTCTACTTCGCCTTGGAAAGCGCTGGCTTTGAGCGCGTAGTCCTGAACCGGAAGCGGTATTTCAAGGGGCTGCGTATCCGCACGGAGGACGATGCCGGAGATGATTTCCTGACTTAAGGGCATGGGATGACAAGGTGTATCAAGGTCTTTTACAAAAATTCTCTAAGGCCAATAAAAATAGCCCTAAGAAAAAGTTCTGAAATGGCATTGATACACCTTGCACGTCCCGGATTCAAGCCCTGATGGGAGGCAAGTATGAGAGAAAAGCAGATAGAAAACAAATTAGCGACAGAGGCAAAAAAGCTCGGCGGGATTGCGCTGAAGTTCGTGTCCCCGAGCTTCGACGGAATGCCCGACCGCCTCATTTTAATACCTGATGGCCATATCGCTTTCGTGGAACTGAAGGCCCCCGGCAAAAAGCCACGCCCGCTCCAGCTGGCAAGGCACCGGCTCCTGCGGTCACTGGGCTTTCGGGTATACGTCATCGACAGCGTGGAGCAGATCGGAGGGATGCTGGATGAAATTCGCACCTCATGATTATCAGGCCTACGCCATCGATTACATCGAGACCCACCCCGTGGCCGCAGTCCTGCTCGATATGGGTCTGGGCAAGACGGTGATCTCCCTGACTGCCATCGCGGACCTATTGTTTGACAGCTTCGTGGCCCACCGCGTACTGGTGATCGCGCCGCTGCGTGTGGCCCGCGATACTTGGCCCGCCGAGATTGACAAGTGGTCCCATCTGCAGCATCTGACCTATACCGTGGCTGTCGGCACCGCCAAGGAGCGCCGCGCCGCCCTGATGCAAAGCGCGGACATCACGATCATCAACAGGGAGAACCTCAGCTGGCTGATCGAGGACAGCGCCATTCCCTTCGACTACGACACCGTGATCGTGGACGAGCTCTCGTCCTTCAAGAACCACCAGTCCAAGCGGTTCAAAGCCTTGCTGCGTGTCCGGCCTACGGTAAAAAGGATCATCGGCCTGACCGGCACGCCCAGTTCCAATGGCCTTATGGACCTGTGGGCAGAGTTCCGGCTGCTGGATATGGGACAGCGCCTCGGACGCTTTATCACTCAGTACCGCAACACCTACTTCATGCCCGACAAGCGCAACGGTGAGATCATCTACTCCTACAAGCCGCTGCCCTTCGCGGAGGACGCGATCTACCGGAAGATCTCGGATATCACGATCTCCATGAAGTCCACCGATCACCTGAAGATGCCGGAACTGGTTTCTACCCAGTACGAGGTGCGCCTCTCCGACGCGGAGGCTGAGCGGTATGCGGACCTGAAGCAGGAACTGATCCTGCAGCTGCCGGACGGCGAGGTCACTGCCGCCAATGCCGCTGCCCTGACCGGAAAGCTGGCCCAGCTGGCCAACGGTGCGATCTATGCCGACACCGGCGAGGTGGTCGAGTTCCATGAGCGGAAGCTGGATGCTCTGGAGGACATCATCGAAAGCGCGAACGGCAAACCCCTGCTGGTGGCTTACTGGTTCCGGCATGACCTGCAGCGGATCAGGGAACGCTTCGATGTCCGGGAGCTGAAGTCCAGCAAGGACATCGCCGACTGGAACGCCGGGAAGATCCCCGTTGCCGTGATCCATCCCGCCTCTGCCGGTCATGGTCTCAACCTGCAGGCCGGTGGCTCCACCCTCGTATGGTTTGGCCTGACCTGGTCCTTGGAGCTCTACCAGCAGACCAACGCCCGCCTGTGGAGACAGGGTCAGAGCGCCGGGACCGTAGTGATCCAGCACATCGTCACCAAGGGAACCATTGACGAGCGCATCCTGAAAGCTCTGCAGGCCAAGGACAGAACGCAGGCCGCCCTGATCGAGGCGGTCAAAGCGGACCTGAAAATCAGATGACAACATTCGACAATCTTCGACAATCCGTGCCAATCCGAGGGAACACTTATCGGAGGTACAGGAATGGACCCTTATCAGGAGCTTGCAAACGCCATCGTGCTGCAGGCGGTGAAGGACTACCGCATGACGGACGATGAGCAGGAACTGAAAGAAATAGAACGCTTCTTCCGTTCCGGCTGGTTTGGAGTGCTGACCAAAGTGGACCCAGACCTCCTGATCACTAACCTGCGGAAGGAGAAAAAGCAATATGACTACTAAGGCATATCTGGGTCAGGCACGGTTTCTGGACATGCGGATCAAGTCAAAGATACAGCAGATCGATTCTCTGAGGGAGCTGGCCACCAGCTGCACGGCGGTTCTGTCGGACATGCCGCGCAATCCCAACCACGGCGCGTCCAAGGTGGAAAGCTGTGTCCTGAAGATCATCGAAGTGCAGGAAGGCCTGAAAGATGACATCGACGCGCTGGTGGAACTGAAGAAAGAAATCATGGCCACCATCCACGCCGTGGAGGACGTGGAGCTCCAGACCCTGCTGGAAAAACGATATCTCTGTTTCCTGTCTTGGGAGCGGATCGCCGTGGAAATGCACTACAGCATCCAGCATATTTACCGGATGCACGACGCGGCACTGGCTGCGGTGACGGAAATTCTCGCTGGCCGCTCAGCATGAGAGGAAATGAGAGAGATTGAGAGTCGCCTCTTATGATAGGATTAAGATGCGAAAATCGAAGGTCAGGACCGGGCAACCGGCTCTGGCCTTTTCTATTGGAGGCGAGCAATGCCGTACAGGAAGGTCGGGTACGCCGAGCAGATCTGGTACATGCTCCGCTGGAAGTTGAAGGAGGTGTTCCCGATGCCGAGGTTCCCGGACCACCCCTGCAGGCATCCCGGCTGTCCCAAGCTGGTGCCCAAGGGAAAGAAATACTGTGACGAACACATCGCACTGCACCCGGAGGAAGTCCGGTCCGCTGCCGCTCGTGGTTACAACGCACGCTGGCGACGGCTCTCGAAGCTGTTTCTTCTGACGCACCCACTGTGTGTGGAGTGTCAGAAGGAAGGCAAGTACATCAAGGCGACAGTCGTCGATCACATAAGGCCGCACCGTGGTGCCCCGGAGCTCTTCTGGGACCCGGACAACTGGCAGGCGCTCTGCAAACATCATCATGATGTGAAGACGCGCAACGAAGATCAGTACCCTGTATATCACTACTGATTTCCGACCGGGAGGGGCGGTCAAAATCTCTACGAGGCGACTCCCCACAGACCGCCGCCCCCTCTTTTACGCAAAAAATCCGGTTCAAACAGGGTATTAACCCCTGAGCCATCGAAAGGACGGTGAAAACGTGGCTAAAGACGGTACAAACAGAGGCGGCAGACGCGTCCGTGCAGGCGATAAACCGGATGCTCTTGCCGATAAAATCGCTCGTGGCAAAGCCGCGCAGGTCATGGACCTTCCAATCACCGAGCTCGATGGTACGGATGACCTTGGACCGGTCGCGGATCTGTCCGGAGCGGATATGCCACACCCCAGCGACTACCTGTCCGCCAAGCAGCGTGACGGTGAACCGCTCGGCGCGGACATCATATTCAATGAAACAATCCGCTGGCTGAAGGAACGCGGCTGCGACCGGCTGGTCAATCCCCGGCTGGTGGAAAGCTACTCCGAGGCCTTTGCCCGGTATATCCAGTGTTCAGAGGCGGTCAGCAGCTATGGCCTCCTCGGCAAGCACCCCACTACGAAGGCACCCATCGCCAGTCCCTTCGTACAAATGATGCTCAGTTTCCAGAAACAGGCCAACCTGCTCTGGTACGAGATATTTGACATCGTGAAGCAGAACTGCACCACGGCCTACGAGGGCTCCCCGCAGGATGACGCGATGGAAAAACTGCTCAGATCAAGGAGTAAAAAGCGATGATAGAAAAAGTCAATCCGAGCCACCCGGACAAGGTGGCAGACCGCATCGCCGGTGCCATCGTAGACCTCGCATATCGGACGGAGCATGATCCGAAGATCGCTGTGGAAGTCCTGATCGGCCACGGCAGATGCCATGTGATTATTGAGACCACGGCTGTGCTCGACGAAGACGCGATCACGGATGCCATCAACAGGATCGCAGGTGACGTCACGCCGGACATCCAGATCGTCCCGCAGGATACGCACCTCTCTGAGAACCAGGCAGAGGGCCTGCGCTGCGGAGACAACGGTATCTTCAAGGGAATGCCGCTGACGCCGGAACAGAAACAGCTCTCAGCCATTGCCCGCAGAATTTATGAGAAATACACATCTGACGGGAAGTACATTCTGGACGGCATCCGCCTGATCCTCTGCCAGAGCAACGCTCCCACTAAGGAACTGGCCAAGGACTATCCCGGCGCGGAGATCAACCCGCTCGGCGACTGGACCGGTGGCACGAATGTAGATACCGGCGCTACCAACCGGAAGCTCGGCAGTGACATGGCCGACTCCGTGACCGGTGGCGGCCTGCACGGCAAGGACCTGTCCAAGGCCGATGTATCCGTCAACATCCACGCCTTCCTGAAAGCCCAGCGTACCGGCGAGCCCGTGGAGCTCTGCTGCGCCATCGGCGACGATACCGTGGACGGTCTTCCATTTCCGGATATCGTGGAGGAAGCGCGGAACTACATTCTCTCTATCGGCGGCTTCGAGAAGTTTGCCGAATGGGGCCTGTATTGAGGTGACCGCTATGGCAAAGACGACAACCGAGATGAAGCTGGTCTCCATCGACAAGCTCATCCCTTATGTGAATAACGCACGAACCCACTCGCCGGAGCAGATCAACAAGCTCCGGTCTTCTTTACGGGAATTTGGCTTCGTCAACCCCGTAATCATCGACCAGAACTACAACGTGGTCGCTGGTCATGGGCGGCTGATGGCTGCGCGTGAGGAAGGCTTCACCGAAGTGCCCTGCGTGCTGGTGGACTACCTGACCGATGCCCAGCGCAAAGCCTACATCCTCGCGGACAACCGCTATGCCGAGGATGCGGGCTGGGACGAGGAAATGCTGCGCGTCGAGATTGAAGCCCTGCAGGAGCAGGCGTTTGACCTGTCCCTGACCGGCTTTGATGCAGACGAGTTGGCTGACCTGTTCGCGGATGACGAGGAAGAAACCAAGGACGACGACTTCGACCTCACCGCCGCACTGGAGAAGGCATCATTCGTGGAACCCGGCGACCTCTGGACCGTGGGCAAGCACCGCCTGCTCTGTGGTGACGCCACCAAGGCTGAGGATGTAGAACGGCTCATGGACGGCAAACGCGCCAACCTGATCGTGACGGACCCGCCCTACGGCGTTTCCTTCAAGAGTTCCAGCGGCCTTGCCATCCAGAACGATTCCATGAAGGGCGACGAGTTCTACCAGTTCCTTCTGGCAGCGTTTCAGGCAATGGCCGATGTTCTGGAAAAAGGCGGTGCCGCTTATGTGTTCCACGCGGACACTGAAGGGCTCAACTTCCGAAAGGCCTTCATTGATGCCGGATTCCATCTGGCCGGTGTCTGCATCTGGGTGAAGAACAGCCTCGTGCTGGGCCGCTCAGATTATCAGTGGCAACATGAGCCGGTGCTCTACGGATTCCTACAGAACGGAAAGCATCCGTGGTACGCCGACCGGAAACAGACCACGATCTGGAACTACGACAAGCCCAAGCGCAACGAGAACCACCCGACCAGCAAGCCGCTGGACCTGCTGGCTTATCCGATCACCAATTCTTCGCAGGTCAACAGCGTCGTGATCGACACGTTCGGCGGCAGCGGTTCCACCATGATGGCCTGCGAACAGACCGGTCGCATTTGCTACATGATGGAGCTTGATCCGAAGTACGCCTCCGTTATCCTCCGGCGCTACGTTGAGGACTTCGGCGGTGCCGATCAGGTATATGTGGAACGCGACGGTAAGAAGCTCAGGTACGCCGATCTGGTGAAGGAAGTCGAGACCAGATCGTAAGATGCACAACGTCTCCGACCGGTGTTTGTGTAATAGGTAGAATGTCCCGGAAGGCCTGAAAATATGCGGTTTTTTCGAGATATATAACTTGCTATTTCAGGCCTTTAGAGTGATTAATACACTACCCGGAGGGAACAGGCCCACGGGAAACCAAACACCATAACGGAGGTACATACCATGATGAACATCAGACTTGCAACCGAGAACAGAAAAGCCGCCGCGCTGAGGCTGGCGGAGATCACCGGCGAGACTTCCCGCTACACCAAGGTTCCCAGATGCGCCTACCAGGTCGGCCCCTTCTTCTTCGAGAAGGACGGCACGGTCACGGTACCGGAGGACGCGGATTTCACGCCGCTGCGCACGCTGGCCGATGAAGGCCTGTTGGAGCCCTTCGAGGCAGAAGCCGAGCCGCAGTCGCAGGAAGATACCACGGCGGCCACGGAGCCCGACGACGCGGACAGCGCCACCGAAAACGCGGATGCCCTGACGATCTCCCTGCCGATGGACGGCTTCAACCCGGATTCCCTTGACCGGCTCATCAAGCTGGTCGACAGCAAGACCACCCTGATCAAGAAGGCGCTGGGTGCCACACGCCTGACGATCCGCAGGGATGGCGACCGGGTTTCCTTCCCTTGGTGGGACACGATGCCGGAAGCCGACGAGGTACAGACCTACATGAGCTTCATCACCGCCCTCTGCAAGATGGCGAAAGAAGCCCAGCGGGTCACCGCCAAGGAAACTGAGGTTGAAAGCGAAAAGTACGCCTTCCGGTGCTTCCTCCTCCGACTGGGCTTCATCGGCAGCGCCAGCAAAGCCCAGCGCAAAATCCTGATGCGCAGGCTTTCCGGCACCGCCGCCTTCCCGAACAAGGAAAAGGCCGATGCCTTCAGCGCCGCACAGAAGGCCAAGCGGGATGCCGCCAAAGCCGCCGAGACCGAGGAGGTGGCAGCATGCGAATGATCCGACCTGAGCAGCTCAAGCACCTGCGGGAAACCTACCCGACCGGGACCCGCGTGGAACTGGTCCAGATGGACGACGCGCAGGCACCGCCCATCGGCACAAAAGGCACCGTCACCGGTGTGGACGACACAGGCAGCCTCCTGGTCGACTGGGACAACGGCTCCGGCCTGAACGTGATCTGGGGAGTCGACGTGGTCCGGAAGGTTCCGAGCATGACGGATACGATCCGCGAGCAGATCCTCGCGATCCGGGACACCGGTCTCACAAACATGTTCGACGTCCCGATGGTCCAGCGGCTTGCCAACGACCGAGGCTACTACGAACTGGTCTGCTACCTCGAAGAACACCGCAGGGAGTACGCGCACTTCATCATGACCGGCGAGGCTGAATAACGGCTTCCAGCCAGAAGAGCCAGAAGGCTCTTTTGGTCGTATAGTACACAATTTCAGGCGCTGATATTTGTCGATTATATGTGTGGAAATCTCGCAGATATAACTTGCTATATTCCCCGTTTAGAGTGATATATACAGTACCCCAAGGGGAAAACACGAAAAACGGAGGAAAACCACCATGACGATCAACGAAGCAATGAGAACCTACCGCCTGCCGAACCCCAGCACCCCGGAAGACCTCGAATGCCGCTGGAGCAAGATCCTGAACTTCGGAGACAAGGTCATCCTCGCCGGGTACTACTACAACGGCAAAAACAAGCCCTGCTACTTCGGAGCTACCTACGAATTCCTGACCGACGACACCACCTGCGAGGGCACGGTTGGCCTGCGGGCCGCCAGCGAGGTCGAATTCGAGGACGACGGACACGCCATTCTCTGGGCGATGCAGCAGTAAGGAGGTCAACGCCATGATGAACGCAAACAACGCCTACTTCGAGAACCTGAAGCGTATCGGCCACGAATGGGAGGCCGCCCGCGTCGAGCGGAAGAACCGCAAGCAGCAGATCATCGACACCCTCGGCTGGGACAGCAACGAGCTGAAGGCCTGGTACGAGGAAGATGCAGCCGCCAAGTTCCCCTTTGAATCCGGCGTCAGCAAGGCCTACCGCGCATGGGCGCAGAGCCTTTCCCGGAAAGAGGACGAGCTGGAGATGGACGATTTCCTCTGGGACAAGGAGGTCGCGGACTTCATCGAAGCCCTCCGCAGCGCCGGGATCGAGACCTTCGTGTACACCAACCAGAGCACGGCGGTGATGGAAAACCTCCACGCCTTTGCCGCACAGGGCTGCACGATGATGGGCCTTTGCACCATCACACGGCAGGAAACCCGCTGGGGCGACGAAGAGCCGACCGAGGTCATGGGCATCCGCTTCCGCATAAGCTGAAAGCCGCTGGAAAACCCAGCCGCCACCGGAGCCGAAAGGCTCTGTTGGTCGTTCATAATGTGCACAAATCCGGCCTCAAAGATTTGTGTAGATTATGGCCGATTATATCGCAGATATAACTTGCTATATCCTCCGTTTAGAGTGATATATACACTACCGAAAGGGAAACCGGACGGAAAACAAAAACGGAGGTACGCCACCATGACGAACGCTTACGAACTGAGAAAACACTTCTTCCTCGAAGACTACAACACCGCGATCCTGCGGGAGGACTTCGAAGCCTTCTTCACCAAAACGAAAGAAAAGGTCACCTTCACCTTCGGCGGCTGGGACGGCAAGAGCTACGACGGCGAGAGCCGCACGGCCAGCGTTTACCGCACCAGCATCCCCGGCTTCGAAAGCGTCAGGCTGATCAAGGTCGGCAAGGGCCTGCACTACATCGAAGAGGATCACGAGGTCCTCGAAAAGGCCACCGGCGAGTACCACAAGCGGGCCAGCTGGCTGGTCGACGTCAAGAAGGCTTAAGGAGGTGCCGACCATGAAGTACGCAAGAAGAGACGCCACCATTTACACCGATCTGGAACCCATCGACCGAAACGATCCGGACAGCGCAAACAGCGCCATCGAGTACGGCCTGCCGACTGGCTTTTCCGGCAAGGCACATGCCTGCTGGGAATACTTCTCCGGAGCAGCCTACCTCTTCGAATACAAAGGCCAGCTGGTGATCACCGACGAGAGCCTTGAACTGACCGAGTACGGCGACGGCAGCCACGAAGCACCCTTTGGCGCACCGAGAGGCACCTTCGACACTTGGGAGGAAGTTGAGGAATGGCTCGAAGCGGTCTACGATGACCTGATGGAGGAAGGCATCCTGTAAACGAAACCACCTGATTTGAATATCAGCGGGAACGGCCCATCCGGGCTGTATCTCGTTATCCGAAGATCCGCAAGGGTCTATTTTTTATGCCTTGAGGAGGTGAGAATTTGCGAAAACTGAAGAAGTACAAGCCGACCGCCTTCAAGGCCAAGGACTCCTACTACGATGAGGACGCTGCGGATTTCGCAGTCGCCTTCATCGAAAACCTCTGCCATACCAAGGGCACGTGGGCCGGAAAGCCCTTCGAGCTGATTGACTGGCAGGAACAGATCATCCGGGACCTGTTCGGCATTCTGAAGCCCAACGGCTACCGGCAGTTCAATACGGCCTATGTGGAGATACCGAAGAAAATGGGCAAGTCCGAACTGGCCGCTGCGGTAGCGCTGCTGCTCACCTGCGGCGACGGTGAGGAACGCGCCGAGGTCTATGGCTGCGCGGCTGACCGTCAGCAGGCTGCCATCGTGTTCGACGTGGCCGCCGACATGGTACGAATGTGTCCAGCGCTGAACCGGCGCGTGAAAATACTGGCTTCCCAGAAGCGGATCATCTATCTGCCGACGAACAGCTTCTACCAGGTGCTGTCGGCAGAGGCCTATTCCAAGCACGGCTTCAACATCCATGGCGTCGTATTCGACGAGCTGCATACCCAGCCCAACCGGAAGCTCTTTGATGTCATGACCAAGGGCTCCGGCGATGCCCGCATGCAGCCGCTTTACTTCCTGATCACAACGGCGGGAACGGACACCCACTCCATCTGCTACGAGACCCACCAGAAAGCCAAGGACATCCTCGAAGGCCGGAAGATCGATCCGACCTTCTATCCGGTGATCTACGGCGCGGATGAATCCGAGGACTGGACGGACCCGAAGGTCTGGAAAAAGGCCAACCCGTCTCTTGGCATCACGGTCGGGATCGATAAGGTCCGGGCAGCCTGTGAATCGGCGCGGCAGAATCCCGGCGAAGAAAACGCCTTCCGGCAGCTCCGATTGAACCAGTGGGTCAAGCAGGCTGTGCGCTGGATGCCGATGGAAAAATGGGATGCCTGCGCCTTCCCGGTAAGCGAGGAAGATCTGGAAGGCCGGGTCTGCTACGGCGGCCTCGACCTCTCGTCCACTTCGGATATCACTGCCTTCGTGCTGGTGTTCCCACCTGTGGATGAGGATGACCGGTACACTATTCTCCCGTATTTCTGGGTGCCGGAGGATACGCTGGACCTGCGCGTCCGGCGCGATCACGTGCCCTATGAGGTCTGGGAGCGACAGGGCTTCCTGATGACCACCGAGGGCAACGTCATTCACTACGGCTACATCGAGAAGTTCATCGAGCGTCTCGGAGAAAAGTTCAACATCCGGGAGATCGCTTTCGACCGCTGGGGAGCCATCCAGATGGTCCAGAACTTGGAGGGCATGGGCTTTACCGTTGTGCCATTCGGTCAGGGCTTCAAAGACATGTCCCCTCCGACGAAGGAACTTATGAAGCTGGTGCTGGAAAAGCGGATCGCCCACGGCGGGCATCCGGTCCTGCGGTGGATGATGGACAACATCTATATCCGCACCGATCCGGCTGGCAATATCAAAGCAGACAAGGAACGCTCCACGGAAAAGATCGACGGCGCGGTCGCCACCATCATGGCGCTCGACCGGGCGATCCGCTGCGGGAACGTCTCCACCGCCTCTGTATACGACGACAGGGGCATTTTATTTATCTGAGAAAGGACGGTGATCAACAATGGGAATCTTAAGCGGCCTCTTCCATTCGAGGGATAAGCCCACAAACGCGACCTCCGGCAGCAGCTACCGGTTTTTCCTCGGCGGCAGTACCTCCGGCAAAGCTGTGACAGAACGCTCCGCCATGCAGATGACCGCCGTTTATTCCTGTGTCCGGATACTCGCGGAGGCTATCGCAGGGCTCCCGCTGCACCTGTACACCTACAAGGATGACGGCGGCAAGGAAAAAGCCATCGGGCATCCGCTGTACCTACTGTTGCACGACGAGCCCAACCCGGAGATGAGCTCCTTCGTCTTCCGGGAAACGCTGATGACACACCTGCTCCTCTGGGGCAATGCCTACGCGCAGATCATCCGGAATGGCAAAGGCGAGGTCGTGGCGCTGTATCCGCTCATGCCAAATCGCATGACGGTGGACCGGGATTCTTCAGGGCAGCTTTTTTACAGCTACCAGATGAACAACACGGATGCGCCGACCATGAAAGCAGGAACCGTGATCCTGAAGCCCTCGGACGTGCTGCACATCCCCGGCCTCGGCTTTGACGGCCTTGTTGGATACAGTCCGATTGCGATGGCCAAGAACGCCATCGGCCTTGCCATCGCTACCGAGGAATACGGTGCTAAGTTCTTCGCAAATGGTGCGACACCAGGTGGCCTGTTGGAGTATCCCGGCACGGTGAAAGACCCAGATCGCGTCCGCGAGAGCTGGAACAAGGGCTTCTCCGGAAGCCAGAACGCCGGGAAGGTCGCCATTTTGGAGGAAGGCATGAAGTACACGCCGATCTCCATCGCGCCGGAACAGGCGCAGTTTCTGGAAACACGCAAATTCCAAATCAATGAAATCGCTCGAATTTTCCGGGTACCGCCACACATGGTCGGCGATCTGGAGAAGTCGAGCTTTTCTAATATTGAGCAGCAATCGCTTGAGTTTGTGAAGTACACGCTGGACCCGTGGGTGGTGCGCTGGGAACAGTCCCTGTCACGCGCCCTGTTCACGCCGGAGGAAAAGAAACGGTACTTCTTCAAATTCAACGTGGAAGGCCTGCTGCGCGGCGATTACCAGAGCCGCATGAACGGGTACGCCACCGCGAGGCAGAATGGCTGGATGTCCGCCAACGACATCCGTGAGCTGGAAAACCTCGACCGCATCCCTGCGGAGGACGGCGGCGACCTGTACCTCATCAACGGCAATATGCTCCCGCTGGTCCACGCAGGAGCTTTTGCAGATATCGATTCGGGAAAGGAGGATACGGAATCCGATGAACCCACAGAAGAAATTTTGGAAGTGGAGAAATCAGGCAGACGGAGAACCGGAAGCACGAGTCCTTGAGCTCTACGGCACTATCGCCTCGGAGAGCTGGTTCGACGACGACGTCACACCTCAAATGTTCAAGGATGAGCTGTTCGCCGACGACGGCGACGTGGTCATCTACCTGAACAGTCCGGGCGGCGACTGTATCGCAGCCAGTCAGATCTACACGATGCTCATGGACTATCGCGGCAATGTCACCATCAAGATCGACGGTATCGCGGCATCTGCAGCGTCCGTCATTGCGATGGCAGGCACATCCGTCCTGATGGCTCCCACAAGCCTCATGATGATCCACAATCCCATGACCGCAGCCTTCGGCAGCAAGGACGAGATGGAAAAGGCCATCGAAATGCTGGAGGAGGTCAAGGAAAGCATCATCAACGCCTACGAGCTTCGGACCGGCTTGTCCCGCGCCCGGATCTCCCATCTCATGGACAGTGAGACATGGATGAACGCAAAACGCGCCATCGAGCTCGGCTTTGCAGACGGCATGCTCACAGACGAGAAGGTCATGGCAGAGATGCCCGCCTTCGAGTTTTCCGACCGGGCTGTCGAGGCCGCACTGATCAACAAAATCACTGCCAAGACCCGGAAGGATACCCCGGTAAACAAGCTGGAACCGGAGACGGAGCCCAAAGAGCTCCCGCAGCCGGAACCCGCTCCCAAACATGGCCGTTCCGTCGATGAGCTGATGGAGCGGCTTCATCTTTTGAACAATTAAGGAGGATACCTACCATGACTATCATTGAACTTCGCAACAAGCGTGCCCAGAAGCTGGCTGCTGCCAAGGCCTATCTGGAAGCAAAGCGCACCCCGGACGGCTTCCTCTCCGAAGAGGACGACGCCACCTACACCAAGCTGGAGACTGAGATCACGAACCTCGGTAACGAAATCGCTCGCATGGAGCGTCTGGAGGCTCTGGATAACGAGCTGTCCAAGCCGGTGAACACCCCGATCACGGAGAAGCCTGCGGCTCCCGCCAAGATGGATACCAAGACCGGTCGTGCATCCGATGCCTATAAGAAGGCGTTCTGGAACGTCACCCGCCATAAGGATTCCATGACACCGGAGATGAAAAATGCTCTGCAGGAAGGCGTGGATTCTGAGGGCGGCTACCTCGTTCCTGACGAATTCGAGCGCACCCTCGTGCAGGGTCTGAACGCTGCCACTGTGATCCGTGCCAACGCTCATGTCATCACCACTTCCAGCGGCCTGCACAAGATCCCTGTTGTCGCCTCTCACGGCTCTGCCGCTTGGATCGATGAGGAAGGTGCCTATACCGAAAGCGACGACGTCTTCGGTCAGGTACAGCTGGATGCCCACAAGGTCGGCACCATCATCAAGGTCTCTGAGGAGCTCCTGAACGATGCCGCCTTTGATCTGGAAGGCTATATCTCTTCCGAGTTCTCCCGTCGTATCGGTGACAAGGAGGAAGAAGCGTTCCTCACCGGCAATGGCTCCTCCAAACCCACCGGCATCCTCAATGCTACGGGCGGCGGCGAGGTAGGCGTTACTGCCGCCAGTGCCACCGCCATCACCGCTGATGAGCTGATTGACCTGTACTTCAGCCTCAAGGCTCCGTACCGCAAGAACGCGATCTGGGTGCTGAATGACACGACCGTCAAGCTCGTCCGCAAGCTGAAGGACAACAACGGTCAGTACCTGTGGCAGCCCGCCCTCCGCGACGGAGACGTTCCCACGATCCTCGGCAGACCGTACTTCACTTCCGCGTACATGCCGGAAGCGGCTGCCGGTGAAAAGACCGTCATCTTCGGTGATCTGAACTACTACTGGATCGGCGACCGTCAGGGCATCACCTTCAAGCGCCTGAACGAGCTGTTCGCCGGTAACGGTCAGGTCGGCTTCCTCGCCTCCAAGCGTCTGGACGGCAAGACTGTCCTGCCGGAGGCGATCAAGGTCCTGCAGCAGAAAGGTACCGCTCAGTCCGGTTCCTGATAACGGAAAGGAGGCTGCCTCATGACACTGATTTCGCTTGATGAAGCCAAGACGTACCTCCGGGTGGATTCTGCGGATGAGGATGCTGTGATCAGCAGCCTCCTCTTAGCATCCATCCGCCTGTGCATGGATGTCGCCAGACTGTCACCGGAGCGGTGGGCCGAGATCAATGATGGTCCCGGCCCTTCTTCGTCGTTTCCTGATCTGGGACTTCCTCCACGGGAAGATCGGAAATGCCTATGGCGCTGCCGGTATGATGGGCAACCTCTACGCGGAGTCTGCGCTCAGGCCCAACAACCTGCAGAACACCTACGAGAAAAAGTTCGGCATGACCGACGCAGAATACACCGCTGCGGTCGATGGCGGCTCCTACACCAACTTCGTGAAGGACTCCGCAGGCTATGGCCTTGCGCAGTGGACGTACTGGTCCCGGAAGCAGGCGCTGCTTGAGTTTGCGAAAGGCTCTGGGAAGTCCATCGGGGATCTGCAGACGCAGCTGGATTTCCTGTGGAAGGAGCTGCAGGGAT